GCGCGTAGCCAGGAAGCTCTTCCGGAGACATCTGGAAAGCAGACAGGATGACCCGGGCGTTCGTATCACTGAGGTACTGGAACTCCATGTCCCGACCAGAGGACTGGTCGATCGGCGACCACGTGATATCGTCTTCCTTGCCGACTCCAAAGACGGGCAGGCGCCAAGCATTCCCAACCGAGTTGATGGAGGCATTGAACTGCTGCTTGATTCCCATCAACAATGTCTGGTTAACGTCATCCGACTTGATGACCAGCATACCCTTGCTGGCCCGACCCGTCTGGAAGTACATCTTGTTGTGGGTCGTGATGTTGATGTGAGTCGTGATATCGCTGATGGCCGTATCGATCGGCGTCAGCGGGTACCCATCAAGCTCGATGTCTGTGACAGGGTAGAAGTTGTGAACCAGGCACTCGTCAGCCGTGAAGGCCTGCAATGGGCGCCCCTCGACAACTTGGACCCAGCTGAACTCATCGGCCACGTACTTCTCTGGGACAAGCTTCTCGTTCTTGATTTGCTCCAGGAGATGGAGAGCTTCTTCACGGATCTGCTGAGCCGCTTCCTTGTACGGCGCCGCCTGGTAGATGGTACCGGCATCAATGGGCCGCCAGCTGTGAACGTGCCGCTTGCCATTGACGTCCATGGCCCAAATGACTTCGACCGCGATTCTACCAACGGTCACAGCGTTCCGGCACGTCATGCCAAGGAACTGTGCGAAGGTCATCCTGTCATCAGGCTTGTGTCCCTCGACGATGCCGCAAGTCAGGAGGAGCTTCGTGGCCCGCTCTACACGGTTCTCGAACTCCTTCTTCTGCTCATCATTCATGCCATCGAGGAGACCCTCTTTGGCTTCAATCTTGAATCCAGTGCTGTGGCGATCTGGCTGAACACGCCCAAAGGACTGCAGCTGAGCGGCGCGAGCCGTAACGATGGCTGCGACCAAGCTGTCCTGAATGGCGATACGCTTGAGGATGTGGTCAGGCAACAACCGCATCTTCGAGCGGTACAGACTCGCGTAAACATTGTTCCGTTCCGGGCTAGTCTCGAAAGCCAGGCGCTCGATGGTATGGCCAGGGCCACCATTGAGGAGATTCATCACCGACTTGACGAGAGTCGGAGGTCCTTCGCCTTCCGCAGCCCTCAGGTCAGTGCTATGGGGATCTGCGAACTCAACGCCGATGTACTTGGAGGGCTTCTCCGCCTTCTGCATCGGCTGAGGCTGGACAATCGCCTCCAGCAGAGACGCCGCGAAGGGGCTAATCTGAACCTGCTGTTGGCCGAAGGCCATTACTCACTCCGCCGAAAAGACACTAAAGTTGAGGGTCGAAGCCGACTGATTCACGATCGTCACCTTGTAGGTCGGCCCAAACTTCTCCAGCCATCCCATGTTGTTGATGTCCGCCGGAACAACCGGAATCAAAACGTTGTTCATGGTGGAATCAGCATTCAGCTGTACGACGGCCTGCTGATCTACCTCGACGCGGATCCACCGCTTTACTGTCGAGTAGAACTGCATACCCGCAGCACCGGGAGTGGCTCCACTTACCGTAGCTAAGGGGAGAGAAGAAATGACTTCGAACCAGGTAGATGTGACCTTGTCCACAACGAAGGTCTTCTCATCTGCCACAGGGAAGCCAGCACTGATGGTCACACTGTCGGCCGGCTGCACGCCTGCCGCGGTGAAAGCAACGAACTGCGAGTTGGCGGTGACAGTCTGAGTCTCGGATGCACCACTGAAGCTCGTACCCGGAGCACGAGCCATCTGAATGTGGGTTGACGTCAGGACAGCAAGGACCGTCCAAAAGCCTTCGTTCTGGCTGTTGAACGGACCAGCCGCATCACCAGTGGTAACACCAGGGATGAAGACAGTGTCGCCGGCAGCAGTTGAGCCAAAGGAGTTTCCGCTCAAGGTAACGTCAGCTACCTGGTTGGCACCGATACTGAACGTCACAGCGAGAGTGTTAAGAGTCAGGCCGCGGTCGGTCCGAAGAGTCGGGTTCGTACCACCAGTCCAAGTGAACCGGTACCGAGTCCCAGCATTCAGTGGCGACAAGGTCACCCCAAAAGCTGTAGTACCATCGATCGTCAGCGTCCTGGTGCCATCGAAAACGACCGTCGACAGACCAAGAGCAAGTGTACCCGGCGGAGAACGACCGGGGTTCGCACAGGGCAGCGCCTGGACGTTCTTCTTCCAGTCAAAGTACTTCAGGGCCGGATCGTTGTTAGGCGTCGGATCACCGAAGCCGAGTGCCTGTGAAACGATTGTCAGAAAACCTTGCATGAGGTGTGCTCCGCCGTCTGAAGATTGGGGCTAGAAGGAATGCGGGAGAAGACATACCCGCCGGTATGACGATACCTCCCCTTTAGAACGTGAGAGATGTTCTGCGGCCAAAGCCCCAACTTTGTGGCCGCCTCCTTCAGGGACTCGTATCTGACACCGTTTTGGTCCCAAAATGGTGGAATCGCATGGAGCTTATTGAGATGAGCCCTAAAGGCAGCCGAGGACCTTATCCCTGCAGCCACTGCAGCTATCTCTTCCGCAGATCGCTTCTTTCCAAGTTTGCTTTTCGAGATGTTTTCTTTCCACTCGGGCGTTCTAGTAACTGACCTAAAAAACTCAGACCGCGCCCTCCGGAGATCTGCCGTAGGAATGTATCCAGAGACACCCTCACCGCCATCGGTATCGTTGGTAAGGCGACAACCTATCTGTCGAAAATAAGCAATCCAAAATCTCTCGGCCTGACCAAGAATGCCATCGTCATCAAACTCCTGAATGACAACCACCCCATACAACTCCAGCCCTGCTTTGAGGAGGTTCTTGATCCAACACACCTTCCGACCCCTTCCTTCGTGGCCAGCCAAGGCATTTCTCCACTCAGATCTAGGGCGTTTCAGACCAGAGCTAGATTTCCCCACATACCGCAATTGCCCATCCCGAGGATCGACCAGGCCGTAAATGAGAAACTTAGCCGAAGTCATAAAAAATCTTCCCCCTCTTACCTGAAGATTTTCCGGGACGTTGATCTGAATTACCGCCCAGCGCACCCGAAATGTAGTAACTCAAATAATTGTGTACCGTTGGCGGCCGGCCAGGGTCGAACTCTGTCGGATCAGTTGGATACGGAGCCGGTTCAGTGTTCTGACCGGGTGCAGCTATCTTAGGCTGCTCTTCACCGGCAAACTGGATACTACCCCGCGGTGCGAAGAGGTTCATCAATACGTACCGAACAGCATCACACGAGTCATCGTCCGTCTCGTCGGGGACTGCCGTCGGGCGCCCCTCCGAATCCAGCATCCAGTGGTACTTGGCGATCCTCTTCGACAGGGTCTCACAGCCCTCGTCGTCCTTCAGGATAAAGAAATTCGGAGGAGCCCCAAGAATGGGTGTCATCATGGACCGGACGACACGGATACCATCGAGGACGGAGTTGGGCTTCTTCTTCCAGTCGGACATCCGGAACCCAGCCTTCCGGAAGTCCTTGATGCTGCCGGGCTGCGCCGTATCGGCATACCAGAATGGATCCAGGGACTCATGGATGGGCCTACACAGGTCTATCTGCTCACTCGGGGACAGCTCGGGGACCTCCTGGGCGTCAACAATGAAGAATAGATTCCCCCAACGAAATCCGACTACATACGCGAAGCAGTGCGTGTACCCAAAGTCCATGCCGCCAAAAAACTCAGCACCTCTGGATTTGGCAAAGGCAATCAAATCAGCCTTGCCCATCTCCTGCTGCGGCTCGCCCGTCATCAACTCGGCAATCTGCCTAGCCGTCAACATGTGAACGCCCGGATCAAAGGTCGGATAGACCATGCCCTCACCGGAAGGCTTCCAGTTCAGAAGCTGCGACTTCGCAATGTCAACAATCTTCAAGGACCGGAAGGTTCTCTGAACAGTGCGAACAGACTTCAGGAGCCTCGACTGAGACTTTTGCTTGGTCGCCAAACGACCGCGGCAGGCAGCAAAGATTTTACAGTTCTTCAAGCAGCCAACGTAGCCCTCGTCCTTCTCGTAATCCCCCTTCCCCTGTGGCGTCAGCTCGTCGTACTGCTCCTGGCTAATCGCAGCCAGGCGATTCTCGCTGTACCAGATTGGGATCTTCGGCTCTTCAGGAAGGTGCCTCTTGGGAGGACATGCCGCAGTTACATCGATGATATTCCAGTGCCGAATCTGGATTGGATCCATGTCCGGATTATTGACGCTGTCGAGAACGTCCTGGATGGGCCCGCGGGCAAACTTCCGACTGCTAAGCATCAACGTCATCGGCAACTCACGATTGACGTGACCCTCAGAAGGAATCATCTTCGCCTCTTCCAACGGAAGCGCAGGGCAGAGGTCCAACTCATCTTCAACCAGCAGAGAGCTGTGGCCAGAGTTCAGCGACTTCAGGGTGGCGACGAGGATCTCAACCTTGTACCTCTCCTCTGTCCAAAGCGGCTTATCGGCCTCCGCCAGGTCGTGGTGCTGAATAGGGGTCAGACGCCTACCGTCGGATCCATTGTACCAACATACCTCGATAGTCCTCTCGTTCCTCGACACCAGATAGTCACGGAGGTAGGGACGCTTCAGGTACTTCTGCATGTAGTACGTCGCCCGCTTTGCCTGGGCTTCGATGGCTGCCACATGGAAGGGGTTCCGCTTCAGATGGAAGAGAGCCAGCGTCTCAAAGACCGAAGCGACGATGGTCTTGTAGCTGTCTCGGGCAGCGTACAGCAGAACCTGCATAAACGTATCGTCCTGACCATCGAGGGCTTTCGTGTACAGCTCCCAGAGAAGGTCCATCGGGCAGCTATTCGATGGCGGATGCTTGACGTCGTCGTCGCAGACAATGCAGTCGGGCAAGTCGAGATCCAGGTAGAACTTCACCCAGTCATGAAGGTGCTCCTTGGTCTGGCAAATCGTGAAGACGGCCTGCCGGAGGTTCTCGGCGTCTGTGGGGACGGCGTCACTCATCTTCCCTGGCCTTAGGCGGATTCGCAGCCTGTAGGGCAGCCTGGAGCGCCTGGTGGGCACTCTCGGGTGGCATCGGCTTCCGCACATCGGGGATAGGCTGCTCCACAACATGGTGGTGCGTGATGTCGCCCTCAACCTTCTGCATGGAGGGCGGCTTCTGCTGATCGACACCCGTCAGCTTCTGCAGAATCTCGATTATCTGCTTGTACTGGTGAATGTTCTCAATCTGGAAGTGCTTCAGGTACTTCTCGTCGCCTGTCTGTAAGTACAGCCGAGCTGCATCTCCGAACTTCTTGTTGGCGACCGCCAGGATGTCGGCCATGAACTGTACGGACTCCAAGGTGGCCTGCTGGTAACGACCACGGCTGGTGGCCAGAAGGTTCTGAATGTACTCGTCGCGAATGGCGTCCCAATCACCTTCGATCCTGGCCGTGACGATCTGTGCCAAGCTATATCCCTTGTTGAGTCTAACGATCTCTTCACACGTTTTTCCCTGCAGGAACAGCTGGAAAAACTGCTCCTGAAGAGACGGACTCAGGCGTGGCTGTCCGAGCCTGGAATACAAACGATACGCCGCCAGTTCCCTGGCAATCAGTTTCGACTCAGCGATCTCAATACGCCTTAGGGCGTCTTTTTGACCGTCGACTGTTCTTTCCGGAAGATCCATGGCTTACTCGGCACTAGACGCCCGGCCTCAAAATCAACACCGGTGTACTCCGGACGAGCCTTGGGGACAGTTCGCCGGCTACCACTGAAGATTACTTGCCCGTCAGACCTGACCAGCACACTGAAGTCATCGCCAAGCATCAGCTGAACAGCCTCTAGAAGACCGTTGAGACGCTCCTGGAAGTTACCTGGCGGGCCTACCTTGAAGAGCTTGAAGAGCCGCCGGTTCTGCTGGTAGTCGAAGACCACCTCGTAAGACTCTGGCTTGATCTCCACCTGAGAAGGGAGCAGGTGAGGAGCCGTCAACTCTGCCCAGGCCCAAAGGTTCATCCTCTGTAGCTCATGGACAGCCCCCGTGCGTCGGAAAACGTCCCGGAGAGCAAGGAGCTGATGAAGGGGCGGATCAGGCCGTGTACCGGGCATGGAGCATGGCCTGCAGGACATCTGGTGAGGTTTGGTGGGGAGCCTTAAAGTGCCGGACGTACTTCTTTAGAGCGACAGCGATACCGTCAGACTCCTTAACCTTCGGAGCCGCAGTATCTGTCCTGAAGGTTCTGACGCGGGCACGCCCGACATACGCCCCCTTCTTAGCCTCAATCCAATCCTGTGGACCGCAGAGATCTACGACATACCGATGGTCACGAATGGGCCGGAACTCCAGGGGCTCCTCGGGGGTATCAGACAGGTGAACGAGGCGACTGCAGAACTCGTCAGTGGCGTACTGCCTGCGATTGGAATAGACGGTACCGCCCGCATCCCGCTCAACAAGCCACAGATACTTGCTGACGTTCGCGTCGCTGACATTCAGCCACCGCGGCGAGCCTGGGTACCAAACCTTTCCGAACTCCTGGGTCGTATGAATGTGACCGCTGATGACAAACTGCTGCGGCAACAAAGCAGGGTCTACGCCGTCTTTAGCGTAAAACCCATTTTCATAGGTCGCCCCAGTCAAAGTCCCATGGCAAATCAGCGTCTGAGTGCCGGGGAAGGCGTTCGCCGCTGCCACAAACTCCTTTGGATCGAAGTAATACGGCAAGAACAGCTGCCCATCCCACTGCCACGGTTGGTCGACCACCTTGACATGAGGAAAATGCTTGTAGGCCATCAAGGCGTGCGTCTTAGATCCGCGGTCAGACGACCGGTCGTGATTGCCGAGCAACATAACAACCGGCTTCTTGATGGCATGCAGATACTTCAACCAGAACGCCACGACATCAATATGCATGATGGCGTGAGTATGGTGCTGGTCACCGAGAAAGATGACGCGATCTACCTCTTGACCGTCAGGGGTCTTCTCGTTCGCCATCCGGACAACAGCTTCCAAGAGGGCCTCGCCATCTGGGAGGTCCTCTGGGCGAATGTGCGGATCCCCGACGAGCAGGTCCAGCATCAGTGACACACCCCGATTTTCCATTCAGTTGGCATTCAATCAATCCACTCAATCACAGCCTTATTCCCATGGCCGTGGATTGAAAGCATCACATCTGGCGAATGATAAAACGCCATTGATGTCAGCGGACCAAGCCAAGTCAGAGTACAAAACCCGCTTGTGAATACGACCCCTTCGGCTACAACTCCAGTTCCAGAAACACCACTGACATCTTCTGTCCGACGAAGGACAAAGCGACGCATGAAAGTCTTTGGCTTGCGCCTACTCACGGGTCACCATCTTGACAAGCTCTTCCGGGAGCAACGCGAACTTCGGCCCGTTCGAGATGGAGTAGTGGTACTCACTGCCGAACCAGGCCATCTTCGTCACGTCTGCCTCAACCCAAACGACCATCCCCTGGTTGAATCGATCGTTCGGATAGGCCACCTTGAAAGAGACAAGAGCCTTTGCGCTAGCCGTCTTAAATCCAGTCCCCTGGGTCTGGATGGGCTTGTGTCCGACACTCTCTACCAAGACGGCCACGAAGTGCCCAGGGACGTAAAACTTGTCGTCCCGGTAAATCGTAAAATACCTCAGTGCACCCTCGTTGCCTTCCATCGGAGATCCTCCGAGAAGACTATAGCGAGATACCTCTCAGCCTCAGGAGCTTTCTCTCGATGATCGGCAACCCAGAGACAGCCTCCTGGAGCTTAAATGACATCTCGGCCTTCTCTACCCGGACATCAGGTCGGTTCTCCTCGGCATCCGGACACCGATCCAGGAAGTTGCCGCGATCCTCATCCTCCCCATGGGTCACAGGCGTAGAATCCGTAGGCCCCAGAGAAGAAGCCGCCGCCATCAGGTCGGAGATCTCCGAGGGATTCGTCCTGGCAGCAGACTCCACGAACCGACCGCGGGCATCCTTGTTGACGCTATCGGCCAACTTCTGGAGGTCGATCACTTCGCCATGCTTCGCCAGGTACTTGTTGGCCCGATAGAGTTTCCTCTTGTCCTTCGGGTAGAAATGGATGCTGGTCTCACTGTAGGCCTCGATGAAGTTGCCGACCATGCGCTGGACGGCCATGGGTCGGAAGCGGCGGAACTCCCGCAACAGAACCTCTGGAGCCTTGAACCTCTTCGGATCCGGGAGGACGAACTTGTCCGCTGCAGATACGAGGCCGTCGAGCCCGACCTGGACCAAATCCATGTACGTCAGGTGCGTATGGGCCGCTCTGGCTGGGGCCAAGCTCCAGAACCGTCTGGCCTGGCTGATAGCTAAGGGCGTGTTCAGCACCACGATGTCCTGGCGTGCTGACTCGATTTGCCGAGACAAGCGAAGAAGTCTTGAACCGGGGCGCCAGCGGTAGAGCTTCATCGCCCAAGCAACGAAATTGTAGTTGAAGTGAAAGCCCTGGAGAACCTTCATGTCACCCGCGGCAAGGGCGTGACTGATGGGCCCGATACAGACGTCCTGTCGTTCCCGGAAGTAGGGTCGGCTGGTCAGGATGTTGCCGTTCTCTGTACAGATCTTCTTAAAGAAGGCCTTATAGACCCCCTTCCCCCAGGCATGCTTCAGGAGGACCTGTCGGAACTCCTCTTCCAGATTGTGGACTGTCTCTAGCTGCTTCTTCTGAAGCTGCAGGAGCTGTCCGTCGTCGAGCTTGCCATACTTGGCAATGGCCGACTCCAATCGAGTGGCAAAAAGCCGAAAGTGTTCGTTGTCTACGTCGCCCATCACGCCCCCTAGGTGAAACTCGCCCCGAGATCCGCCAGCATCTCTAGCACGTACTCGCCATACTCCGTCTTGGCGTCGATGTTGACAGCCATCAGACCCGGACCGGTAGCCAGCGTCTCGACCCCCACGTCAAAGTGAAGCTTCGGGCTCTGGACACGCTGACCTATACAGTCTGCAGGTCCAGCCGCCAGGACTTTGAAGAGCACGTCCCAAACAGCTGACTCGACCACCGACGTCGGTGGTTCCCTGTCGTTCTCAATCTGGTATCGGAGCAACCGAGACCGAAACGCCGACATGGCATCAGCTACCACAGCTCCGAAGTCAACCTCTTCCACGCCACCCACGACCGCCCCCGTATCTACCCGTCCGACTCCCGGACCTGAACAACCTGCTCGTAAATCTTCCGCCTCGCCAACGCATGCCGATGCAGAACCTCTATGTTCGAGACGTCCACATCGATGATCTGGCACTCCGCCTTGCCAACCAGCTCGTGCTTCCTGGTACTACGACCGATAGCGCCCTGCATGACTTCAATCTCTGACTTGCCGCCGCGGAGATAGACCGTTGCCTTGTTAGCCTTGATGTCCGTTCCGGTAGCGATGCAGCTGGTCCCAACGAGAATCGGTAGCCTCCCGTCATTGAAGCGTTCGACCAGCTTGTCCGGATCTGACTTCTGGTACTCTAGAGGCAGAACATCCGACCCCGCTCCACCGCTGTGAGCGAAGCCAGCCTCGTGCCGAAGCATCGGGAGGAGCCTAGCAAACTGCTCTAGCTCTTCGACCAAGACCAGGACCTGGTAGCCGCAGAGCTTCACCAGCCGGTTGATAGTCATGGCTACGACCTGACAAACGTGCTGGTCGTAGAACAGGTGAGCCCTGGTCATCTCATTCGGGTCTCTGCCGCTAAAGCCCGAAGTAGATTCTACACTCAGCATTGTGACATTCAAACGAGCCAGGTAGCCCTGATCGATACCCTCCTTGACGGTCATCTTGGAGACGACCGGACCGGTGATGGCATCGAGCAGCAGGTCAAGTCCGTCATTCCGTAGCTGGGTACCAGAGAAGAAGTACCGGAAGGGGCTGGCCTTCATCATGCCAAAGCAAACCTTCTGCAGGGTGGTTGCCGGGCAGAGGTGGCTTTCGTCAGCAATAAATACTGGCGCTGCAGAAAAATACTCCCAAGCCTCCGAGCCAGGCTCAATTCTGGTTAGACTCTGGGCCGTAGCTACAGTCACCAGCTTGTTGATGTCATGCCTTCCATCGCCGTAACGACCAACGACACGACGACCGAGGTCGTGTGCCATCGTGTCGTAGATCTGCTTAGCAATAGAAGTAGAGGGGGCCATGACAACAGCCCTGAGGCCAAGCTTTCTCACCAGGTAACGGATGATGAGTGTCTTACCCAATCCAGTACCTATTTCGACAGCAGAGTGCTCATTTGCTAGAAGCTCTGCCAGAGCTTTCTCCTGGTAGGGATAAGGCTTCAGCGGATCCAACGCCCAGGGGAGGCTTTCTGCTGTAGGGTACTCGACGTCAGACTCGAATGGCGTACCGGGGAATGCATTCTGAATGTGTCTTTGCAAGCCTGTGTAGGTCCGGAACCCCTTCTCGTCTTTGAACAGGAGAGATTTGAAGCGACTTGCTTTCAATTCAGCCAGGCGTTCATCGTATGCTTCCTGGCCATACTTCTGAATGAACCAACCGGCATGCTTGAACTTCTGCAGCTCATAGTCTACTCGTTTGTCGTGATACTGCAGGTGTGCTGCCAGCATTACAGCTTCACTGCCAGGATTAACGCCGAGAATCCTCAGCTCGGTAGGGGAGACGGCATGCAGCTTCATGGCAGCATGAATGGAAGCTGCGGCAACCCTACAGGATGCAGTAGCAACTGGAAGATGTACGACAGGGCTTGATCGGTTCTGTGCTTGCTGTCACCTGCCAAAGGCAGGTACCCCAACCAGGGGGCTTGTTCACTCATGAGTGTTGGAAGCTTTTCGTCAATTTCATGGCTTTCTTTCATGCCATGGATACGGTTCGGGTCATCTCCAAAGCTAGGGAGAACCGTATGGACGTAGAAAGTCAAAGGCATGTGCTCTCGATGCACTTCGATTGCCTTCTGTACTGAAGCCTCTTTCCTCGCTGAAGGAGACATGTACAGCAAGCTGTTCAGGGGAGAGCTGTCTGTAACGATGACGACGTCAGGACCGCAGGCTGCCAGCATCATACTTTCAAGCTCAAGCTGCTTCCGCATGATGAGGATTTGGTCCAAATCCGTCAGGTGAACTGGAGCTTTGTAGACGGCACGACGCTCAGCAATGTACAGACGTGCCTGTTCAGGCAGAAACTCCGTGGCAACACCTCCATCCTTGAGGGCGGAGAACACCAGGGCAGCACAGGCGGTCTTGCCTGAGCATGGAGATCCGATGAAATTCACTAGCATGCCTATGACTATAGCGAGCGGATCTGGGGAGCGTAGCGACTGGCGCAGTTGTCTCAGGTTGGCAATCCTGGCAGTTCGGTGTAGCCAAGAGCATCGTCTTGTACGGATTGGCAGCGCTACCGTGTCCCGGTGTTTGCAATTTTGCTAGGGACCTCCGCGGTGGTTCAGAAGCGGCTTCGTAGAGATTTTCTAGCGGCTTCTCATGAGTCCCTGTAGCGGTCAATAATACATCCTGTATTAGTCGCTATCGCTCCAAGAAAAATACTATAGTAATGCTAGCAGTTCATGCCAGCCCACCGCGGTGGCTCCCGCGGGGACTCAGAAGCGGCTCTATAGCGGCTATTGAGCGGACATCGAGCTTTTGGTGGGTCCATGTCCGCTCAAGGATTTTCTGACGCTATCGTTTCTTGGCATGGAGATCCTCGAATTACTGAAGCTGAATCCACACGTCACAGACAAGACAATCGCTGCAGCAACTGGCAAATCGGATCGCCAGATCCGGAGATACCTAAGGGGACTTGTCCAGACCGGCGCTATCGTCTGTAGGACCAGGAAGGTCAAGTTGCAAGGCTGGTCTAACCAGCGAACCGTTGAGATCCAGGAGCGTTGATGTCCCTCTCGTATCGGAAGGTGAAGTCGGTAGGTAAGTTCGTCCTCACGCGTCAAGATGGTGGTCGGTTGGAAGCGGTGGTCAACAAGACCATGAAGACGCTCCGGAACATCGTCGGTGGAACCTTGGGACCTGGTGGACAGCCAGTTCTCATCGAGCGTCAGGAAGACAACATGCCGCCGATCGTCACGAAGGACGGGGTCACCGTCTTCCGGCACATGGGCTTTGAGGACCCGACCGCGGAGGTGGTACTTGAGGCCGCCCGGGATGCGGCGATCCGGACCGCGACTGAAGCTGGAGACGGTACCACAACGGCTACAGTTCTCTCTGAGGCCATTGTCCGGCTGACCAAGGAGTTCTGCGCCAAGCACCGAGATCAGAGCCCCCAGAAGGTTGTGCGGAGCCTACAGACAGCCTTTCAGTCCATCATCGAACCGACCCTGAAGAGCCTGGCCATGCAAGCCTCAATGGAGACTGAAGAGGGCAAGGGCCTTCTGTACAACGTGGCACGCATCAGTTCTAACGGGGACACAGACCTGGCGAAAGCGGTCATGAAGTGCTTTGACATCGTCGGCGATGGCGGGAACGTCACAATCGCCGAGGTCAGTGGTCCCTACGGGTACGAGGTCGAACAGGTTGACGGGTATCCGATTCCCAACATGGGTTTCGAGGACTCGCTCGGGAAGTACGCCCCCGGCTTCATCACCGACCAAGCGGGTCAGCGCGTGTGGTTGGACAATCCGTTCTTCGTCGTCTTCCACGGGAAAATCACTGAGGTCCAGTCAATGCGTATTCTCATGGAGAAAATCTATGAGAACTGGCAGAACCCTGGGGCCGGTTACCGGCGACACAATGTTGTCATTGTGGCCACTGGTTTCAGCGATTCCGTCGTGGGCCAGATGTACGTCAACATGACGGACCAGGGGACCATCAACGTGGTCCCATTGACGGCTCCGCTGAGCCCCGTCCCGGGTGGCCAGCTGGCTCTCCTGGAGGATATCTGTGCCTTCACCGGTGCCAAACTCCTTGACCCGTTGTCGAACCCCCTGGACACGGCCAACTTGGAGGACTGTGGGACCTACGCGAAAGGGTTCGAGATGACCAGGTTCCGGACCACCATTTTCCCGATGGATCCACAGCCGGTCATTGACCAGAACGGCAACGTTCTGACGACCGACCGCGGTGAGACCGTGTACGGTGACATGCCGAATGCTCTGACTGTCGGAGCCCGCATCGACATCCTGGAGCAGCACGCCAAGGACGCCATCTCTGGATTGGATGCCAGTATCGTCCAGGAGCGGATCGGCAAGCTGACCGGTGGCATCGCTCGCCTGAAGGTCGTTGGCTCCTCTTCTGGTGAGAACCGGGAGCGTCGCGACCGAGCCGAGGATGCTGTTTGTGCCGTTCGTGGGACCATCAAATACGGCTGCCTCCCTGGTGGAGGATGGGGACTACTGCGTGCCGCTGGTTCGCTCACTGGACCGGATCCAGACCCTGTGTACACGGACGTTTTGAGGCCAGCTCTCCTGGAGCCCGTGCACATGCTCTTTGACAACTGCGGGTTCACGAAGGAGGATTCTGGCAAGGCCATTGACGTCTTGGCTCATCAGCCCGAGCAGATCTTCGACTTGCTGGAGATGAAGATGGTCGATGCCAAGACGGGTGGCCTCTTCGATAGCCTGCCTGCTGTTCTGGAGGCCATCCGGAACTCTCTATCGATTGCTTCTTTGCTTGGAACTCTGGGCGGGACAATCGTCTTCAATCGAGACTCTGACCTGGAGCGTTCGGAGGCCAAAGAGACGCGGAGCTTCCTTCGAGACGCTAATGAGGTACAGGACTATGTAAATGAACGGCCTCTCTGATGCCTAGGAGTAATAAGGCAGGCAGAGCTGCGTACATGAGAAAATGGAGGCACGCCTTGCCTCCCGAAAAGAAAGGATGATGTGATGATCAAGTTGAACGTGAGGGAGCGGACATACCGAGGGAATGGCATATGCGAGGCACTTAGTGACCTCCTCTACAATTCCCCGTACAGCAACGTTCCTGTTGAACTTCGAGTCGGCGACAGGGCCCTTCGTTTGATGCCCACCCGGTACGATATGCGACCCACTTATCGCAACTACGATTACTGCCTCCCTGAGTACAATTTCGACATGGAGTTTCAGTGCGTCGGCGACATCAGGGTCGTCAAACCTGATCCCAAAATCGCTGAGCTTGAGCAGAGCCTGAAGCTCGTTGAGGCTCAACGAGACGCCAACGCTGCTCGGGTCAAGGACCTTGAAGCGAGGTTCGAGAAGTAGATGCCGGTCTACTACTTCAAGTGCCCGGACGGTGGGTGCCTCGGGACGGGCCGAAGTCGCATTACGAAAAGCGCGATGATGGCCGGCGCTCGACTCGAACCTATGGTTTGTATCGTTTGTGGTAAGACGATGGTGCGGGCACCTAAGCCGGCAACCTCCAACGTAGTAGAGACCCTGGACAACGGAGTCATGTCTCGTCGTATTGAGCGTCCCGCCGACGCTGAGCGCTTGTTCAAAGAACGGGCTGCCGCGGACCAGGACCGAATCAACAACCCGAAGCTGTAGCCGCTATACTACCAGCGATGGGTGTCGTTCGTCTCGTTTCCCTGCTGATGGAGAACTTCCGGTCGCATCGGAAGTCCTTTGTCGTGTTTCCTAAGACCGGTATGATGCTGGTCCGTGGCTTTAACCGGGACACAGGTGGAAGTTCCTACGCCGGTAAGTCGTCGATCGGCTTAGCCATCGCCTACGTCAACGAGGCCGGTATGCCGTTCTCTGCCAAGGACCAGAAGTCGTGGTATGCCGACGGCGGCATGGTCGTCGAAGAGGTTCTAGAGACTGACGCCGGATTGTACACGGTTCGCCGCGGTGCCCAGTACACTGTGACTAGGCCAGATGGATCGAAGGCCTCTGGGTCGGCCGCCGTCCAGGCTGAACTCCAGAAGGTCTTCGGGGCCCCCACAGACATGCTGGCGCCGTTGATTTACAAGCCCCAGGGCAAGGCTGGCAGGTACCTCTGGATGGAGCCCGCCCATAAGCGTGACTTCTTGGCACGGGTCCTGGGGATCCAGCAACTGGAAGAGTTGGCGGCTGAATCTCAAAAGAAAATCAGTGGGTTGGAAAACGAGTACCAGGCATCGCGGTTCAGGCTCGTAACCGCGGAGAACCGGGTCCGTGATCTGTCAAGCCGTTTGACACTAGAGACGGTAGACGTCCAGCTGCTTGAGGAGCGGGTTACCGCGGGCGCCTTACAGCTGGCGGCCGCCGTCGATGCGACGAAGACCCTGGAGGGCCTGGAGTCGTCTTACAGGGAGAAGCGAGAACAGGTGGCCGCCGAGATTGCTGTCCCATTCCGTGGCCGCCTATCCGTGGTGGAGGCAGAACGCCGAGCCATCATCGGTGCAGGTCCGGAACTGTATGCGGCACTGGAGTCGGGCGAGGAGCGTCTGGCAAAGCTCGTAGCTCAGGATAGGGAGGCCACCGCAGCTGTTGCCACTGCGCGTGCTGTCCTATCATCTCAGATCGGCAGCCTCCAAGTTGAGGTTCGGCAGGAAGATCGGCTGAATACAGAACGGGACAAAATTCTTGACGAATTAGAGGTCCTGAAGACAGAGGCTTGCCCTACCTGTGAACGACCAGGTTGGAAGAACAGTGGCGCCAGATCCGTAGAACTCTCGACCCGCCTCGCTCAAATCCTTGGGACAGAATTGGTCGGTATCGACCTGAAGAAGGCCTTGCTTGATGAGGCGCAGCGGCGACTGACGCAAACAATCCATGTTCGCGATTCAAGGATAGATATTTTCCAGCAAGCTGTCGCGAATATAAAACAACAGATCGATGCACGACATAAGGCAGAGAAACAGAGGCAGTTCTCCCTTGCCGATGAGGCGGACAAGATTCAAGCGGAGTGTGCTCGGGCCGTCTCGAATCAACTCCGAGAGTTCGACGCCGATGCTGCAGCGGCAGGGAAGAAGCTGAAGGAAGCTCGGGAGCGTCTGTTCTTGGCTAGAACGGCGCATGCCGATGCCACCACGAACCTGAGGGTCACCAAGCAGGAGAACGACAGGCGGACGCAGGAATACGAGGACAGGAAGGGCGAGCTAGCTGTTGCCGAGAAGGCTCTGGAAGCTGCCCGAGAAGACCAGGCGGCTCGCCAGCAAGCTGTCAGCGCCGAGCGTGACTTCGTGGCGATGATCCGCAGCTTCTTGACGGCCATCTTTGACGAAGTCCTGGTGGCCATCAGCGATCGTGCCAACGCCATCCTCGGGGCCGTGGCAAACACGGCACATGTTAGCATTCGGTTCTTCACGGAAGCAGTTAACAGCAAGGGCGAAGCGCGTCAGCAAATCACTACTGCTTGCACCATCAGTGGATTTCCTGCAGACCTGGAGTCAGGGAACAGCGGCGGTATGTTCTCGTCTGTCGACCTCGCTGTCGATCGGGCCCTCGCAGAAATCATCAGCGAGCGATCCAACTGCCGGCCCGGTTGGGTCTTCCTCGATGAAGCTTGGGAAGGCATGGATGCCGTCACCAAGGAATCCTGTATGGAGGTCCTCCAGAAGCAGGCTCAAGATAAGTTGATCCTGGTCGTTGACCACGGCAGCGAAACAAAGGAACTCTTTACCAGCTTTCTGGATGTGGAGTTCAAGAACGGCATTTCTACAGTTCAAACGAAGGAGGCACCAGGTGCAGCTCAAAGCGTCTGACGTCCTCGATGTCATCTCGATAGCCAGAAAATTCTTCATCGAATTACCTGCCGCGGCTCAGTTGCCGCAGATGACGAGACGGCTTGATGAAGCAGAGCGCCGAGCCTTGGCTTTTTTTCAGGGTTCTCTGAACTTGATGAATCGCCGCGGCCTGCTCAGGTCTGACCTGAAGCCAGGCGATCTGGATCTAGAATACGAGATCGCCGACAGTCAGGTTGTCTCTGCTGAGTACGAAACTGAAGCGTCGACCCCCGCCAAGTCGCTATAGTAGGCGGCAAGGAGACTTCAATGGGACGACCGAAGGGCAGCAAGAACAAGGTGCAGCACGCTCCGAAGGACAAGATCGAGTACTGGAAGGCCGAAGAGCCCGAGGTGCTCGGGAAGGATTTGATTTCCAAGTTCCACACCCATCTTGCCACAGCGAAGATGTGCTACCTCTTCCGGACCAAGGCTCGGTCGAAGGGCACCAAGGTTGTTCTCGGTACGGCCGGTCGTCTCAGCGACAAGATCAAGGCACTTGCCGACTTTGACTTCATCATCGAGATCGGCTACGACGAGTGGCGCAATTTGAATGTCACGCAGAAGCAGGCCCTCGTTGACCACGAGCTGTGCCACTGTGGCGGTGAGGAGGATCCGCAGACGGGCGGGATGAAGTGGGGGCTTCTTCAGCATGACCTCGAAGAGTTTCGGGAAATCGTCGGCCGCTACGGCTTTTGGAAGACCGATATCAAGGACTTCGTCCAATCGGTGAAGAAGGATCCAGAGGCTGTCGCTCCCATCAACACGCACACGGAAGCTCTGGAGCGGCACACCAAGCTCGCCGAGGAAACGCACTCGCGAGTGGACGCCCTGGTTGACGAAGCTGCTGCTGCGGCGTAGTATTGCCCTGTAGTCAACTCAACCAAGGAGCCTCAGATGTCCGAGAAGAAAGAGTACACGCCAGGCGGTAAGTCCAAATACGCTCACCGGAAGGCTCGGCGGGCCAATGGGGGCTCGCCTGCCAGTCGTGAGCAGATGCCCTGGTACTACCTCACGGTGACCCAGGACTTTGCTCAGCGTGAGCGTGATCAGGAGAAGGTCCGGGCGGCCGGGAAGAAGCTCAGCGCCAATCCGTTGCGTCCGTGGGGCGCCGAGCCCGAGCGTCGGTTGACGGAGCAAGAGTTGGCCATCATCGAGATGGAGGAGACCCAGGTCGCTGCGGCTGCGTAGGAATCTTCGGTCAGGGCGGCGGGTCGGTTGGGGAGATGATCAAGGTTCCATCTGCAGCGACATTGAGGAAGTACGGCTTGACCGATGTGACCTGGCTGGCGATTCTTGCCAGCCAGGGTAATGTCTGTCCGATCTGCAACAAGGTCCCGACTACTGGTCGGTTCGTGACAGACCACTACCACGTTAAGGGATTCAAAGACCTTCCATTTGAAGAGAAGGCTCAGTGGGTCAGGGGCGTGACTTGCTGGTGGTGCAATAGCGTTTTCCTGGGTCGCGGCGTTACCATCGAGAAGGCCCAGGCTGTGGTAGACTACCTCAAGGCGTTCAAGGCCCGTATGGAGAAGCAATGAATCCGGCGCAAGAGTTCATCTTTGTTGGGAAGTACGCTCGATGGGTGGACGCACACAAGCGCAGGGAGAATTACGAAGAAGCGGTAGATCGGTACTTTGGTTTCTTCGAGAAGAAGTTCGGTGACAAGGTGCCGAAGAAGGTCTTTACCCTCTGTCGACACCAGGTCATGACGATGGGGGCCATGCCCTCAATGCGGGCTTTTTGGACGGCTGGACCTGCTCTGGAGCAGAACAACATCTGCGGCTACAACTGCTGCTCCATGGTCATCAAGGATCTGCAGTCCTTCGCTGAACTATTCTTCATCCTGATGTGCGGCACTGGCCCAGGATTCAGCGTTGAGGCCCAGTTTACGGACGATCTGCCGGCAGTGAAGCCCTTCACCGGTACTAGTGTCGGGACACATGTGGTCGGTGACAACAAAGAGGGCTGGGCCACCTCTTTGCGTGTCGGTATGGAAGCCTGGTTCGACGGTAAGGACATCGAGTTTGATTACAGTCTGGTCGAGAAGGGGCACCCTCGCGGATCTAGACTGAAAACGATGGGCGGACGGGCCAGCGGTCCGGAACCTCTGAAGCGCCTCCACGCCGTTGTCCGGGATATCGTTCTGGGAGCTGCTGGGCGAAAGCTGCGAAGCGATGAGAATCTGGATATCTGCAACCACATCGGGGCAGTGACAGAGGTCGGTGGCATTCGTCGTGCCGCGGAGATTAGCTTTTCGGATCTGAATGACGACCTGATGAGGCATGCGAAGGACGCCCCGATCCCGCCCCATCGGTGGCAGTCCAACAACTCGGCTGTGTATTTGGGCCGTCCCGACATGATTACGTTTCTGCGTGAGTGGACGGCCCTCGCAGCATCTGGCACGGGCGAACGGGGGATCTTCAACCTGAAGGCTGCCCAAGAATCCTGCTTACGTCGTGCCGTGGACAAGCTCGGTATGACTTGGGAGGAGTTCAGCAAGTACCTGCGAACGAACCCATGTGGCGAGATTCTCTTGATGGCACTGCTTGGAGAATTCTGCAATCTCACGGAGGTTGTCATCCGTGCCGACGACACATTTGCGGATCTGGTGGAGAAGGTTAAGTCGGCAGTCTGGATGGGTGCCATGCAGGCGTGCCTAACCGACTTCCCATTCATTCGCCCGAGCTTCAAGGCCTGCTGCGATGAAGAGATGTTGCTCGGAGTCAGCTTAACCGGGCAGATGGACAACCCGAAGCTCCTGACAGCCGAACGCCTCCAGGACTTGAAGGAGGTTGCCATCCGAGAGTGTCGGAAGGCCTGCAAGGCACTCGGGCGTAACATGTCGGCTGCGATTACCACCGGCAAGCCCAGCGGAACCGTCAGCCAGCTCGTAAACTGTGCTTCTGGATGCCACCCGCGGTACGCGAAGTTCTATTGGCGGCGGTATCGGCTGAACAGTGTGGATCCACTCTTCCGGATGCTCCGTGACCAGGGGCTCAAGTTCACGCCAGAAAACGGTCAGGGCCCCGAGGCCGTGGAAGCTCGTCGGAAAGCTCTCATCACCAAGGGGCGCTCTTCCGAGGAAGCGGCAGTCTTGGTGCCCGATTGGTCTGAGGACCAGGTCATGACCTGGGTGTGTGCCTTCCCGGAGGCCGCGCCGGCCAAGGCCATCACACGAGACCAGATGTCGGCGATCGACCAGCTGGAGTGGTACCTGAAGATCAAGAAGAACTGGTGTGAACATAACCAGAGTGTCACAATCTATATAAAGCCAGACGAATGGTTGAAAGTGGGTACGTGGGTGTGGGAGCATTTTGACGAGATCTGCGGAGTGAGCTTCCTACCGTACGATGGGGGGAGTTACGAACAGGCCCCCTATCAAGAAATTACAAAAGAGCAGTATGAAAGGGCGGTTAAGGCCTTCCCGAAGATTGATTACAGCCAGCTGTACCTTTATGAAGAGGACGACAATACGACTGGAGCAAAACAGGTAGCCTGTGGTGCTGGGGGGTGTGAGAGCAGGTGATAGAACTCGAAGGAAAGAAGTTTGGTCGGTTGGTGGTCCTGAAATTCTTGGGTCGTAGTTACGGGACTCCGTGCTGGCTCTGTCGGTGTGAATGTGGCAAAACTAAATCGATAAAGTCCTCTCATTTGCTTGCTGGAGCCACAAAAAGTTGTGGCTGTTTGAATAGAGATGCAATCGCAGCCAGATGGATGCCGCATAGACAGAATACACTTTTTCGTTGCGTGATCCACGGATATAAAACGGGGGCAACGCGCAGGGGGGCTGGTGTGGGGACTTTCATTTGAAGATTGCTTTAAACTGATGTCCTCTCCGTGCCATTATTGTGGTGCGCCTCCATCGCAGAGTAGAAGTAAGTGGCCTGACATCTTCTACATGGGAATAGATCGTAAGGACAATGCTGAAGGGTACACAGCAGAAAATGTTTTGCCGTGTTGTGTTATTTGTAATAAGGCAAAGCTGACCATGCCCTATTCTGGGTTCAAGGAGTGGATCTCGAAGGTTTATCGGCATCTGGCGCTATAGTCTGCCTGAATGCCTGGTTACTTTGACGATGATGAGCCGCAGTCTCTAGCCGAACAGGGCTACGACGAAGATCCGCAGCCGCAATCTCAACGACCAGCTATCCGTCGTCCGCGGCCAGACCAGCAGGAAGAGTACTTCGAGGAACAGGCGCCACAGCAGATGGAGACAGTCAGCATCAACACCGAAGAGGTCGAAGAGGATTACCAGGAAGTGGTATCCCATGTCGACCGTCGGCTCCGGATCGCCCAGTACTACCGCATGGTCTTGGATGGGTCGCTTTTTAACGACGACACTCCTGAGTCGAAAATCGTCCAGAATCGGATCCGAAAGTTCGTCAGAGATGAGATAGAGGTCCTCTTCGGCATGAAGGTGGCCCCTACCGCGGCAGCTGTGGACTTGCCTTTCAGCGCCGAAGAAATCGACGCCCTGAAGGCCCTGGCTCAGGCCACGGTCGCAGCTAAGCGTAGGGCCGTCGAGCCGAAGCTCAACCGTATTGCCCAGTCGCCACCGGCTCAACAGGCAGCTCCCGTGCCGGCCCTGAAGCCCATCCAGGCGCCTCCACAGCAGGCGCGGCCTGTGGCGTCACCCCAGCCCCATCCGCAGGTGGACCGAGTAGATCGAGCCCAGAAGCCTCGTCCACCTCAGCCTCAACAGAAGCCGGTTCCACCGGCCCAGCCCGGAGTCCTCCAAAGCAACGTGAAGCCCGGGGACCCGTCACTGGTGGGTGACCCACGTGTGCCCGAAGACTATCGCCAGGACCCTACGATTCGGATCAAGAATGGCCATGTATACGTTCAGCAAAGAGACCCCAATGGGGAACTTCTCTGGGTCCATGAGACCGGCATGGCGCGGGCGATGCCTCTCCTCAAGGATGTGACGCCGGTCGCCAAACCTACGGGGCCGATTCAGCCTCTACCGATGCCGTCCATCGACATGATGCCCATGCTCACAGAGCAACGAGCGTCCACAGAGGCCGTGGAGAATCTGGAACGTATCGCCATCAAGCTTGATCCTGTCTTTAGGGGCAAAATCTTTTAACCCAAACAAAGGAGTACCGCAGTGAATCCCACCGTACCGCAGCAGACCAGTGCACGCCAGGGCGCCAAGGACGCGTTCAGTCGCCTGACCGCCCTTGAGAAGCGACTGGCAGATCAGGAGCAGACTTCCACCCGAGTTCTGATGGCCGTTAACCAGGCATTCGGTAGCCTCGGAAAGGCTGTTGACGACCAGGCAGAAACTGTCGAGGCCATCGTTTCTCTGACCGGACCCGACCAGGTTGCCCAGGTCATCGCTGAGCTGCGGGCCACCAAGCTTCGCCAGCAGGCCGAAACCACCAAGGCTCAGATTTCCTTGGCTCTGACTGAAGGGAAGCTCTTGAAGGCTGAGGTCATTGGGGAGAACTCCCTGGTTGTTGGCCGAGAGGTCAACAAGGATGGTGCCGAGCTTCCTCCTGGATACGCCGCCGCTCGTGTCAGTGCGCTGCCGCCCGACAACAAGGAGCGAGTGATGGGCCACAAGGTTGGTGATGTTGTCGAGACGAAGGAGGGTGGAAAGTTCACCGTCCAAGAGGTCTATGACTACGCACCGCCCAAGCCTGCCGAGACTCCGGCGGCCCCGCCGCCTGCGGCTGAGCCCCAGGTTGCTGCATCGCCCGCGCCGGTGGAGCCTACGCCCGAGCAGGTCCCTCAACCCGAGCCGACGCCTGTTGCTGAAACCTCCGTCGCCGCTCCGGCGCAGGCGTAACGTATGACCGCCAAACGTAGCACCGAGAAGCGTCCCGTTGTCGTAACACTCGACATCGAGACGGCCCCGCTTGAGGTCTACGTCTGGCGGATCTGGGAAGAGAATGTCGGCATCGACCAAATCAAAAAGGACTGGTGCATCCTCTCTTTCGCCTACAAGTTTCTGGACGAGAAGAAGGTGTACTTCCATTGCACTGGTGGCCGCGGGCCCGACAAGGTTCGAGACGACAAGAAGCTTGTAGAACTGCTCTGGGAGATCCTGGACAAAGCCGACGTGGTCGTCCTTCAAAACGGGAAGGCATTCGACATCAAGAAGATCAACGCCCGGATGGCCATGTATGGGATGAAGCCGTACTCGCCCATCAAGGTCATTGACACGATGCTTATTGCCAAGAAGCAGTTTGGGTTCACCAGTAACAAGCTGGAGTTCTTGGCACGCATCTTGACCGACACTGGGAAGTCGAAGCACAAGAAGTTCCCCGGCTTCGAACTCTGGGAGGAGTGCCTGAAGGACAACCCGGAGGCTTGGATCGAGATGGAGAAATACAACAAGATCGACGTCGTGGCTGACGAGAAGGTCTACCTGCGGCTGCGTCCTTGGGTCGAGGGGCATCCAAACTTCGGTGTCTACTCCTCTACGGAAGAGGTGACGTGTCCGAAGTGTGGCAGCACACATCTACAGAAGCGCGGTAGCTCCTACACTCAGGTCGGTGAGTATCACAGGTTTCAGTGCCTGGACTGCCATGGCTGGGCCCGGAGCCGTTACGTCACCAACACCAAAGAGAAGCGTAAGGCGCTCCTTAGTAACTGAACCATGACGGTCGAGGAGATTCGGCATCGACTCAGTACGGACGAAGACTTCATTCCCCTGAAGCGCTTCGACTATTCGATGCGGTGTCTGTTGGACCGATATCCCGATGGAGTCCCAGATCGGATCATCGCTCAGAGCTTGTTGATTGATGATGAGCAGGTCGAGGTTCTCTACCAGGAAGTTGTGGCCAAACTTCGGACCAACATGAAGGTGGAGACGTGATCGCCAAAAAATCGCCACCGTGTCAGCACCTAGAGCTTCACTTTGAGCGTGGTGGCTTGTACGTCGTTTGCAGCAACAAAGAGTGTGGCGACATGTGGCGATCCGTCTTGAAACCCATGGGGATCGTTGTTAATCCGGCTGCCAGGTCTCAAGGATTGACCAACCTAGACGTGCGTCAGAAGCCTTAATCTTCTCCTCCGTAGCATCCCAGTCTGCTGTCAACCCTTGCTGTCGTTATAGTCCAGCCTGATGCCATTTTTGAATTTTGCAACTCCTCATTGTCATGTGGATTCGCTAGACTCCGCATCAACCCCGAAAGCCTTCGCTCAGCGCGAGCTTGAACTGGAGACCGGGGCTCTCACCATCACAGATCACGGTACTCTGCAGTCTGTCCGGAAGGTCTACGACTTAGTCAAGGACAAGAAGTCGCCTTACTTCGGGAAACTCACCCCTATCCTTGGTGTAGAGGGCTACTTCCGAGATGACAGCTGCCCTATTCTTGCCGCGGCGGGGGTACCCAAGAACGACAAGGGCACGTACGTCGACTTCTTCAAGTACGGACACCTGACTCTTCATGCTCTCGATGCCGATGGCTACGAGACGCTCTGCCGAGTTCTCTCCGATGCTGATGGCCACGCCGAGAAGCACGGCTCTGAACGCAAGCCCCTCTTCACCTGGAGGGACCTAGAGGAGCTTGGGGGCAAGAACATCACAGTAGGTAGTGGCTGCCTTATTGGCATGGTTCAGCGGTTCATCATGGCTCATGGGCGCTTCGACCTGGCCGAGGCCTACTACCGTCGACTCCGATCCACCTTCAAGCCTGGTAACTTCTTCGTAGAGGTCTTCCCGCACGTTTGCGACCGGAACTGGGACGAGACGGTCTTCGTGAAGTTCTCGGACGGTAGCACCGAGAAGTTCCCTATCTACAAGAACCTCAAGACTGACAAGAAGCCGACCGGCAAGAAGGGTGGTGAGGGATGGAAGGCCAAAGACTTGGCTGCCAATTGGCATCGTAGTCCTGAAGGCCATGGCTGCCTTCGGGCTGTCATGCAGGATCGGAAGTGGGTTGAGTACGACTCGCCACGGCAGATCGTTGGCGTCGAGCACCTACAGGACTTCATCGTCAATGACTGCCAGCCCTGGGCGCCTGGTGGTGACCTGCAATACGGCTGCAACAAGGCGGTCATCGAGTTGGCCGCCAAGTACGGCGACAAGATCCTCATCAGCGATGACAGCCATTTCGTCAGGCCTGATGAGAAAGTCATCCAGGACATCCGACTGCAGCAGAGCGGTAGCTGGCGATTCAGTAGCGCCCACTTTCGGTACAGCAGCGACGATGCCTGGCAGTACTTCCGTGACGTCCTCCAGGTCCCCGAGGCAACCTTCGAGTCGTGGATCGACAACAGCAGAGAGTGGAGTCAGCGTTTCAAGGACTTCAAGTTCAAGGACCGGGCGAGCCTTCCCGTAAAGTTCTACCCAGCAGACAGCTGGCGTCACACGGCTCAGCTAGTACTTCGCCATGGGCGTATGCAGGTTGATCCGCCACATGTCGAGCGGTTTAAGTCGGAAATTGAACTGCTCCATAAGAACGGCACTATCGACTTGCTGCCGTACTTCTTCATCGATGAAGAGGCGGTCTACCAGTATGAACGCCGCGGCGAACTGACTGGCCCAGGCCGTGGGTCTGCCGCCGGCTTGTCTCTGACGTATTTGATGGGCATCACGCATGCGGACCCGCTTCGATATGGTTTGAGTAAGGACCGATTCCTGACCCTCGACCGCATCCAATCAAAGAAGCTCCCCGACATCGACCAAGACCTGCCTGAGCGCGAGAAGACTCTTCTGCCATGGCTAGAGAAGAGGTTCGCTGGCCACTACGCACAGATCAGCGTCGATACAACCCTAAAGCTCCGGTCGAGCGTCAAAGATGTTGCTCGGTGGAAGCGAGCCAAAGATGGGAAGAGCGGCTTTGTCCCTCCAGAGATTGAGAACCTGGCGAAGAAGTTCGAGGAGGCCCCTCAGGGGGTAACCGACTACGATTTCGTCTTCGGCTACAAAGGAGCTGATGGCTGGGTTCAGGGGAGCCTTGACCACGATCCGGCGTTGCAGCAATACATTGCCCTGTTCCCCGATGAGTGGGCTCTTGTTCAGAAGTGCCTGGGCCTGAGTCGTCAGAAGGGCAGGCACGCTAGCGCCTTCGTCATCACCAACGAGCCCATCAAGAACTTCATCCCCCTGACGTCCGTCTCTGATGTAACTGTCACCCAGTTCACCGCCAACAGCGTCGAAGCGATGGGAGGTCTGAAGATGGACTTCTTGGTGGTGTCAGCCCTGAACGACATCGGGGCCTGCATTCGTTTGATTCAGAAGCGAAGCGCCGACCAGTCACAGCCCTGGTCGTCTGCCTACCAGCATTTCGATACGCCTTTCAATGACATCCCGGACGATTTTGTGCCACCGTCGATGACCATTGATGGACTCCGAGTTCCCCTGTTGAGGGTCGTGCCGTTCAAGGGCGGACACGTTGACATCTGGGACCTGCCAGAAATCCAGGCTGTCTTCAGGGAAATCTGTGAGCAGCGTACGGAAACGGTGTTTCAGTTCAATACCCCTGGGGCCAAGAAGTGGCTTCGGCACTTTGACTCAGTGAGCGGGGTCGAAGCAGATGGCACCGTTCACAAGGCTCTCGACAGCATTGAAGACCTGGCTGCCTTCACGGCCCTTGACCGGCCAGGGCCACTCGATGCAACGCCGACACCTGATACGACCCACAATATGCTCGTGGAGTTCGCCAATCGAGCCAAGGGGAAGCCAGCTGTAGGGGTTGTTCCTATGCTGATGCAGCTTATCAGCGAGACCCATGGTGTCATCACCTACCAGGAACAACTGACTCGCATCTTCAGGGAGACTGGCAAGTCGACGGCTATTGAGGCAGAGAACTTCCGGATCCACGTCAGCAAGAAGATGCCGATGGAGATTATCAAAGACAAGGCGATCTTCATGAAAGGGGCAGTCGAGACTGTTGGCCCCGAAGTCGCCGATCAGCTTTGGTCCATGATGGAGACTTTTGGCCAGTACGGATTCAACAAGAGCCACGCCGTCTGCTACGTCATCATCAGCTATGCCTGCGCCTGGCTGAAGCACCACTTCCCTCTGGAATGGTGGACGTCCGTTCTGACGAATGCAGATCGGAAGGAGATTGAAGAGAAGTTCTGGCCGTACTGCGGGCATCTCATCGATTCGCCGGACATTAACAATAGTGGTGACGGGTTCGAAATCCAGGGGACCAGGATTCGAGCACCCCTGAATCTCATCCAGGGGATCGGTCCCGCGGGTTCAGCAGAACTGAACGCCAATCGCCCTTACGCAAGCCTCCGCGAGTTCTGCGAGAAAATCGTAGCCCAGAAAAGGGCCACCAGCACTACGACCTTGGACCCAGAAAACGGGAAGTCGTCTGTGAAGGCTGGACGTTCGGCACTTCACCGCGGCATTGTCACCCGACTGACTTGCTCCGGTGTCATGGATAGCTTGTTTGGTCCAGAGGTCCTAGACGAAGTTGGCCAGAAGTTAGAGGCCTATGAGCGGATCACCGCAGAGCTAGCGAAGAAGAGGAAGTGGCAGCCCGTTGACCCGTTCTACACGACGATGAACCCCATGCAGAGGTACCAGCTGAAGAAGTCCATCCTGTCAGCGTATGGCGCGGATCTGATTCCGATGGCCCTCGACATGAAGGTAGAGGGGTTCAGGATGACGCCGACAGGATGTGAGTACGCCATCGACAAGGGGCGGATGGGAGTCATCCGGGCCCTCGACTTGGAAGTGCTCGGGCAACAGACCCTATTGCCGCCTGGTGGTCTGAAGTTCGTCGTCCTGGCCTATGTCAACGCCGATGTCCGACAAAAGTTTCAGGGCACCAAGGACATGGCGAAGCTAACCCTGGATGTTGAGGGCCATCGACAGGAGTTTGTTCAGTGGCCCCGCCGCGGCGAAGAGATCCTCCCGATTGAATACCGTTCAGGGAGCCTCAAGGGTGCTGTGGTCGCCGCTATATTGACTCGGTGGAACTCGGAGAAGCCTTTTCAGATCTCCGGAATAGAGGTTCTCCAGCCACCGCTGAAGGACCTCAAGGAAGAGGAATGAAGATGGGCACACCGCTTGTGAATCTCCTGGAGGGCATCAAAGCGTCTCAGGCCGATGCCGATGTAGACATCGACCAATACCCGATGAAGTACCGACCCGCCAAGGCTATCGCCAAGGCCGACGGCGCTAAGTCGCTGGAGGCTTTCAAGAACGAGTACGCTCGGGAGTTCGGAAATCGGTCCGCAGTGATTCTCATCACCGGCAGTGCCGCTGCCCAGCAGGCGTTCATGGCCGTGGCCAAGGAGATCGGCGGCACCAACCTCCTGTCTGCCTCTGCTCTGGAGGCCTATAGAAAGATGGCTGACGATGTAGAGCCGACCATCGGCCGAGAGCGCGAGTTTGCCGGCACCCAGCTTGGGCATTTGCTTCGGTCTGTTGAGGCTGTTGGGAAGGAAGCTGGGTCGTCCTTCTTGAAGACTCCGACCCTCATCGACGGCGTCTTCATCGTCCGCACCTTCGACGACCTGGTGACGGGCATCCGAGATCTGCTGCTCCCACAAGTCGGCGCCGTCCTCAACCGGGATTACCTGCAAACGGTCCTCCTTCGTCAAGCAATTGAGCAGGAGTTCTCTGCGTCGACAGCCGCTATCGTCGTCACTGACGCTTCACCGAAGGAAATCGAATTCTTCACTACCAACCTGTTCAACGGCGTCGGCATCGTCGTTGACTTGCCAGAAGACGTATCGAAGATTGACAACAAGTTCGTTGTTGCCACCTTTGATGCCCTGAGGGCAACCAAAAAGCAAGCCGACAACCTGCAGTTCAATTCCAGCCACTAACAAGAGGAAACACAATGTCACTCCGCGATTCATTCGGTAAGCCCAAAGAGGGCGGCAAGTTCGAGATCATCACTGTTGGCGAAGGGGAGTCGAAAGTCTTCCGCTTCATGGCGCCGATGAAGTCTATGGCTCCCAAGGGTATCTGGGGTCGGTACATCAAGCAGCACTACGGCTACGGCGTCAAGGACAAGAAGAATCCTGATGGCAAGCTGCGGCTGCGCCCCTTCGAGTGTATCGAGGAGAAGGAAGAGTCTGGGCTCGTGACTACCAGCTGCCCTGAGGATCGGAACATCGAGAACCAGCGGCAGGCCGAGAAGGATGCCATTGCCGTCCGCACCGCGGATCTGCGCGCCAAAGGTGCCAGCAAGGCCGAGCTTGAGGCTGAAGAGGCGAACGTCCACAAGGCCTTCGCGGTGTGGTTCCGTGACCACAATCTCGACTGCAAGTGGTTCATCCCTGTCAAGACTGAGGACGGCAAGTTCGGACTCCTCAAGATTCCACACAAGGGGAAGAAGGCCATTGACAAGGTCCGGACCAAGATGAAGAGTCAGAAGAAGCCCATCGAGATGTTGGACATCGACACCGGCTTCTGGGTTCGGGTCACTCGCACCGGCACCGGCCTTCAGACGGACTACGAGGCTGAGGTGGTGGTGGAGATGAAGACCCTGCCGAACGGCGAGGAGTACCCGGTCACCAAGCTGGCCCCGCTCAGCGATGCTGACCTGGAGCAAGCTCTGGCTAGCATCCCCGACCTTGGAAGTTCACAGCTGGTCCGTCGTCTGACCAAGGACCAGATCCAGATGTTGGTGGACTCGAAGGGGAATCCGGATGTCGTCGAGACGGTGCTCAACATGAGCCAGAAGGTCAAGACGGCCGACACCGTGGTCGAAGAGGACGAGGCCGAGGCCGAGCCGATTGTTACTACTGGAACTGTGGCAACGACCAATCCGCCCCCGGTGCAGCTTACCGTTACCTTGCCGCCTTCGGTTCAGGTGACGCCGGCCGTGATGGTCGAACTGAAAGAGACCCACGCTACCGCAATGGCCGAGCTGGATGAAGAGGCCGAGCTGATGCGGAAGCTCCAAGAAACCCGGGCCAAGAAAGCCGCGGCAGCTGCCGCGACGACTTCGGCGCCGGTTCAACAGCCGGTTTCGAAACCGGCTACAGTCGTGAAGGCCGCAAACCCGCTGGATCCGTCGATGTCTGATGACGACTTCATGCGACTTTACGGCCCCGGCTCAACGGCTGCCTCAGCCCGATAGAGGACTTCGGGGCCCGCAAGGGCCCCAAATTTTCCATGCAACTAGACATCCCGATTGTTCCGAAGGACGGTACGTCGGTCCTCAGCTTCAACATGGACCGCATCTACCAGGCTGAGCGTCGAAACGACGAGATCGCCATCGCCAACGAGCACAAAGCTCCTGAGTTGATGGCCTTCTTTAACCGGGCGTACATCGACGCCACTGACTACAGTAACGCCCTGGCTGCGGAAGTGATGAGGGCTAAGAAGCTGGCCGAGAGACGGAAGTCGTCAGTCATTTTGGACGAGGTCCCACGGATCCTACGGGAGAAGGGGCTCGTTCCCGAGGGCAGCTCCAAAATCAGTGGAACGGTGCTTCAGCAGGAGGCCATCCTCACTCAGGACGTCGAGTACCAGGCTGCAGTCGACCTGGTGGACGGGTTGAATCACTACAAGGACTTGATGGACAGGAAGATGAAGACCATCGAGAACATGTACCTGGGCGTCCGGAAGATGATCGGCGGCGACAGGATGCAGTGGGTAGGGCGTGGGACATCGGCAGGTGCGCCGGTGCTTGAAGACGAGACCTCCAAGTCGGTACGGGAACACGCCGCGGCTTGGGCTCCTAAAGGGGAGAGCGCTAGTCCGCTGCCGCCGCTACCGCCGCAACCTCGTACCCTGAGATCCTCCTTCGGATCTCCGCGGGACTAGCCCGCTATCTTCAGTTAGGAGAACAACATGGGTAAGACCAATTGGAAGTCCAAGCTGGCTACGCTTGAGGGGGCCGTTGACACCTCAGTGCAGCGGAACATCCACTCAACGGTCATCCAGACCGTGTCGCCAAGCATTAACTTCACCTATGGCCGCGGTTGGGGCTTGCCTAAGGGGTTCTCGCTCGTCCTGTACGGTCCTCCGAAGGCCGGCAAGTCTGTCCTTACGTACATGCACGCCGCCGGAGTTCAGCATGACTACCCCGAGGACTTCGTCCTCAAGTTCAACACCGAGTTCCGTGAAGAGGGACAGCTCGACGCGAAGGGGATGCAGATCTTCGGCATCGACAAGGACCGGTACCAGGGCATCAATGTCAACAACCCAGGCCTGATTTACGATACCATCGAGCAGAAGGTTGCTGCCTGGTGCGCTGACGGCATGAAGGTCGGCCTGATCATCATCGACAGCCTTAATGGTGTCCAGGGCCGGCGTGTCCAGGAATCCGTTATGGATCAGACCATCGGTGACGTGGCACAGACCAACAAGGAAGGCCTCAAGCGCATCTTGCCGGTTCAACGCAAGTACGGCTTCAGCCTCATCTTGACGTCACACGTTGCTATCGAGATGGACCCCATCGAGCAGAAGCGTGGCAACAAGTTCAAGATGGGGGCCAGCGTCGGCGTCCAGCACCACGGCGAGTACTTCATGTACGTTGAGTCGAGCAAGAACAAGGCTGACCTGGCAGACCTGCTTGGGAAAGAGTTCCGAGACGAGTCGACCAAGGATCTGTTCGGTGCCGACGGTAAGGGCGAGCAAACCGGATTCAAGATTCGTGCGACCATGAAGGAGTCCACCTTCGGGATCCGCGGTCGCACCGGTCAGTTCACCTGGGATTACGCCAAGGGTGTCATCAACCAGCATGAGGAGGTCTTCTTGCTGGCTACGCGCCGAAACATCATCGAGCGGCCAAACAACACCTCGTACATCTTCAAGGACCAGAAGTGGGTGGGCAAAGAGACGATGATTTCTGCCCTCAAGGACTCCACAGAGCTGCAGGGCGCCATCCTCAAGGAGCTACAGGATCGTGACCTCCAGGGTCGCTTGGTGGCCTACGACCAGGTTGAGGCAGCTGCAGCTGCCGACCCCGAGCTGGAGGAGTAATGCCAGGCCTCCAGCGTGGAGGCTGTCGTCCGGAAGCACTCCGAGAGTTCATCGAGTCGTCTGGTCTGAAGTTTCGTCCTGGCGCGAAATCCTGGATCTTCGAGTGTCCCAAGTGCGGTAAGAGGGACAAGCTCTACATCCGCAGGTCAGACGGCGCCTACATCTGCTGGTACTGTGCAGAGACCATCGGCTACAAGGGTAGGAACCCGGAGTACGCACTCGCCGACCTGATGAACATCAGCGTTGCCGCCGTTAAAGAGAAGCTCTACGGCGTTAGTGCCCCAGAAGATGGCGGTACTCCGTGGGTGAACATCAAGCTCCAGGACTTCTACGCTGAGATAGATGAGCTAGACGAGGACCTGGAAATCTTTCAGATGCAGGAGCGGCTCTGGCCGCCCGATTACTACGACCTTGGTCAGGCCTGGAGTCAGCCCGGTCGCCAGTATTTGCTTGGCCGCGGCATCGATGACGACCTGATTCGGTACTACCACCTGCGATACGACCCGAGCCGAGAGCGTGTCATCTTCCCGGTTGAATATCAGGGGAAGCTCTACGGTTGGCAAGCCCGTTACATCAAGCCTGACTCGGGTGTGAACCCGGAGACAGGAGTCGAGTGGCGGATCCCCAAGATTCTTACAAGTGACCCGTTCGAGCGCGAGAAGATCGTCATGTTCGCCGATCAGCTAGATGGGGCCAAGCAAGCAATCATCTGCGAGGGTCCAGTCGATGCCATCAAGTGCCATGCCTGCCACCCTGAAGGGCAGCCAGGTGGCAACGTCGTCACCATGGGGAAGGCCGTGTCGACACGTCAGATAGCCTTCATCCGGAATGCCGGCATCCATCAGATCTACCTGGGGCTCGATCCTGATGCGGCCCAGGAAATTCCGCGGCTGGTTCAAGCCTTCCCTGACTGCAAGCTGTTCCTGATGCGCCCATCCAAAGGGGCTAAGGCGCCAGACGGGAAGCCGGCCAAGGACCTCGGAGACCTAGACCTGGAGACTGCTCGCGGTGCCTGGTTGAGTGCCGAGCCGATCCGCCCCGGGATGATTTTCGTTTACCTGGACCCGGGTGGCATCCCCCGTTGGCGATGACTTCTTGCTCCGACACGGCTTGCAGTAGGACTGGCGTTTGACGTATTTCGGACGTCCCGCGTCGTCCCTCTCCATGACTCGCACACCGATGTCTGCCTTGGGCAACTCCAAGTGACACTTCCGGCACTCCAGGAGATCCGGCAAGCTTACAAAAAAGGTGTCGATGATGTTGGTCGGAGAGCAAGTCTGACAATCCAGGCGGTGGACCTTCAGCTCACCGCGGGCCCCAGTCCTGACTGTCTCCCGGTTGCTGTCAGCCAACATGGTGATGATGGAAATGAATTCCGAGTGTGGGAACTTCCGCAGATCCGAACTGAACTTCATGGGGTCACAGGCCTGGCAGGTGGTCCAGTGCTGACCCAGCATCTTCCTCGCCGCGGATCTGATATCCGATTCGTAACCGGCAATGAACTGGTGTCGGAGAGTCCTCAGCAGCTCATCGTGGTCCAGATCTTCAACCTCCGACCAGACGTCCACCTCGGATTCGTTCTTGACGGCGCAGAGGGACATCTCTCCTCCTTCTCCGTACTGACGAACGTGGTGAATGTCCAATCCCAGGTCGATGGTCTCTTCGTCGACCAGGATGTTCGCCGCCTTCCGACGCAACAGGGGGAGCAGATCCGAGTAGAAACGCTGCTGCAAGTACGAGCAGAGCATCTTCCCGTTCTCTCCCTTCTTAGCGTTGATTTTTCGCCATCGGCCGTGAAAGTTCGTCAGGTAGATCATGGCGTACGTCTCCAGGTCCGAGACGTCGAAGGCCATGTTCTGGCAGAGCCTGAGGTTGTTCCTGTAGAACTTGTGGCAGTACCATTCCATGATTCGCCGGTAGTCATCGTCGGCGTACACGGAGGCGGGCAAGTTCGCCACCTGGCGGAACTCTCTGTGTCGGATAGCGACAAGTTCGGGGGCGTCTTCCGACTTCACGCGGTCCGGCCGGGTCGTCCCACAATCGGGATTCGGGCAGATCTTCTCGTCAGTCAGTTCCTGGTGGCAGCGCATGCACCTGCGAGCCCCGCGGTCTACCGGCTGGGGGCGCCCGTAGCCAGCTGCCTCCGTGACGGTCCAGAAGACCTTCAGGGCCTTGTCAAGTGGTGCCGTCAGGTCGTCGGCGCGGATCGCGGTCCCTGCTGTTGGCTGATCCACGACGATCTTCACGGGGATCTCTCCGACAGTCAGGTCTCGGTCAGCTGCCTGGTCCAGTCGATACGGGACCTTGACGGCGTCCAACCAGCCAACCAGAATCGTAAGTGCTCGGGACTCTTTCAACTTCATGGATCTCATCGGGCCTCCGCCGCTATCGTGTCGTTGCAGGTGGTTACGGTGCTCATCTTCCAACAGACTGTAAGGAGTTCCAGCACCGGCTGTCAAGTCGTGTGTCGGTGTAAGTTCAGCAACTACAGTCGTTTGAGGGGTCGTCAAGCCGATGGACAGTAGCGCTGCGGAAGAGGCCGAACGGCGAGCCGTTGAGCCGAAAGTAGGGGATCAGCTCCCCTTCAGCCCCGCCAAGCAAGATGCCGTACTTGGCCATCTCCTGATGAACAGGACGTTTTTCCTGACTTGCAAGGACAGAATTAAGCCTAGCTGGTTTGCTGAGGGGCTGTCTCAACGCGTTTGGACTGCCGCCCTGGACTATTACCAGCAATTCCAGCTGATTCCGAGAGCGGACACCGATCTGCTCCAGCATAACCTGATCCAGAGAGAACGCCAGGACCTTCGTAACGCCGTCGAGGCCAAAATCAAAGGGGCCATGCACCAGGCCACCCTCTACCACCTGAAGGCCATCGAGACCGAGCTAACGGATTGGCTCCGGGCCCGGCTGTACTTCGAGGGGGTCAACAAGAGCGCCGAGACCTGGAACCGCGGCCAGCTCGTGACCGCCTACGATATCCTCGGTAAGGCCTACCGAGAAATCCAGGGTACGGTATTCCATCCGGACACCGCAGCCAGCTTCAAGGACCTGAAAGCGCTGACCAACAAGGTCCAACTGGATATTCAGAACGCCCTGACCTTTGGATCGACCATTGTCGACAAGCTCATCCTGAAGAACGCTGTCTCTGGCGGTCTTCTGCCCGGCGGCACAACCATCCTGGTAGCACCGACCGACATCGGCAAGACAACCACGCTCATGACCATCGCTTGCGCGAACATGAAGCTCGGGAAGTCCGTACTGTTCATCGCCCACGAGGGCATCGAAGCGCAGCTGCAGCTGAAGTTCCTTTGCTGCATGTTGGGGGAGACCCTCGATTGGTTTTTGTCGAATCTCTCGAATCCGGATCCGAGCATTCAGAGGCGTATCACCAGGGCCCAGGTCATCCTCGATAACAAGCTGACGTTCATCCACTACGTCAAGGCAGGGATGACTGTCGAGCAGGTAATGGCCATCATCCGACGGCGCCAGGAAGAGCGCCTGGTAACCACTGGCCATGGGTACGACCTACTGGTCGACGACTACGCTGCGAAGCTTACCACTGAGGAAGCAAAGCACGGGAAGCTTGAGAAGCGGCAACGCGACGAAATCGTGTACCGCCAGTTCATCGATATTGCCCTTGAGTTCGAGTTCCATCATCTGGGTGCCATCCAGACAAATCGCGAGGGCTCTAAAATCAACCGCGGCTTCAAAGGCTATGAGGACCGACTCTTGGAGATGGAGGACGTGAGCGAGAGCATGTCGGTGATGAACGACGCTCACTGTGTAATCACCATTAACCGGCCGCCGATTGCCATGGCCCAAGAGTGGGTTACCTATCACATCTCCAAGTCGAAGTTTGGTTCGACCGGTTGGGCAATTATCTGCAGATCGAACTTCGGTTGCGGTGTCTCCCACAGCAATGACCTTGGGGGCATCTGGTATCGGGGTAGTAGCAGTGGCTCGGAGCGGATCGACCAGCTCCTGACGGCCTATAACAACCAACAGCTGCCAGCTACCGAGAAACTCTAGGCTATTATCCTCGCATGGGCAAACCCACCGAGAAAGAGTTGAGGCAGCAGGCCGACCAAGCAGACTCCCTTGTAGCTGCTGTCGGCAACGCCCAGAACCTGAGATTCGAGCCACTCAGTAGGACCATCTTCCTCTGGTCTGACATTGAAAACGAGGCGGCCTGTCAGTTCGGCGTGACACTGATGGTTGTGGATCAGACGCTGGGCCCAATCAGACTCGTGATGAATAGCTGTGGCGGCCACTCCGAGGCAGGTCTGGCCATCTACGATGCCATCAAGACGGCCAAGAACCGCGTGGACATCGACGTCTATGGGGCCTGCGAGAGTATCGCCGCAATTATTCTGCAGGCCGGGCAGCGTCGACGGTTGTCGCGAAACACCGAGTTCATGGTGCATGACGGTTCCATTCAAATGGACGGCTGGGAATCTGCCAGGGACCTAGCCATCTGCAGCAAGCAGCTCGGCAACGTGAATCGACAGATGCACAAGCTCCTGGCCAGTCGATCGAAAATGTCCGAGGCCGCGATTAGGAATCGATGCCGCAATGACTTCTATTTGACGGCCGATCAGGCGGTCCGGCTCGGCTTCGCCGACGAAATCATCAAGGAGACCAGATGAACATCGACCTTAAACCTGTCGGAGATGCTGCGCTGCAGCTGCTTCTGAAGCATGTTCGAACGGTCCTGACTGTTCTGGCGTTCGCCGTCCTTGCGCTCGTCGCGACCGTAAAGATTCACGGGCTGCAGAGCCAGGTCACCCTGGCCCAGAATCAGGCCGCCCTTGCATCTAAGACGGTAGAGGAAGACAAGGGAGTCTTTGAACGCCAGGTCCAGGCCGACAAGTCAGCTCTGCAATCTATGCTCAAGGGATCGGATCAGCAGCTCCAGGAACTCAGGGGTCTGCTGAAGCAGAAGAGTGAGCAGCTGGACAACGCCACCACTGTGTCGGTTCAGCTTCGGAAGGCTCTTCAGGCTCAGACCACGGCCGTACAGACGCAGCAGCAGCCTCCTGCAGCCGGAGGCGGTCCGTCTGCTACTTCTCGGGTTCGAGTGGACTTCGACCACGACTTCGGCTGGCTCCGCGTGACCGGCTACACGTTGACGGATCCGGCATACGGATTTCTGACCATTAATAACGGCAGCCGCCCCCTGAAGCTGACAGTTGCTCTCAGCAAGGACAGGCAGAACGCCTGGCACGCCTACGTGACGTCGTCGGATGTCGCCATCAGCGCCGATGTACTGATTGCCGCGGTTGACCCGTCGATTCGTGACGTGAAGTGGTACGAGCGTCTAGGCGTTATGGGCAACGTAGGGGTCGGTGATGGGTTGCTCGTTGGTGCAGGGCTGACTCTAGATATTGGCCGCTTTACTGTCGGCCCGGCGGTCTGGTTGAGCGTCAATTCCCAGGTCAGCAAGTACTACGGTATCGCCGCGGTCTGGCGGCCGTTCGCTCGATGACTGCAGATCCCGACAAGTTTCTGGTCCGGGGCGCCGGGCCAGAGGGAACCTACAACTTAGCGGTTGGAGAACCGGTCTTTCTCCGGAAGCATCTAGTGGTTCCTCAGAACCTCCTGGTCTCAAACATCGGGGGATCTGACTACCCACCCTACAAGGGGCTCCCACGGCTCCTGGAGGAGCTTGGGTGGATGTACCCAGGCAAGCACGTGGTAGTGACGACCGGGGCCAAGCAAGCCCTCCTGGCGGCCTTCTATGCGTATCGGCAGCGCTTCGGGAAACAGGCCGTTTACCACGAGGCTCCGTGCTGGCCCTCTTACCCCACGTTGGCGAAGTTGTCGGGCCTGAGCTTTCAGTCGGATCGTATGTCCCTCCTCTGCTTGACGGATGAGTTCTTCGCTCGTCGATACATCAGCGTCAAGACGGCCCCTAACAATCCCGATGGACGTGTCGCAGACCGGTTGGATTTGAAGCACTACGACATCTGGGATGCGGCATATGCCCACCCAGTTTACGGATGGAATCCGGCAGATCTCCCGAGCCATACTGTATCGGTCTGGTCTGCTGCCAAGTTGCTTGGGTTTAGTGGTGACCGAATCGGCTGGCTGGTGACTGGAGACAAGGAGCTAGCGGATCTCGCCGCAGACTACATCGAGAAGACGACTTCGGGGGTCAATACCAAGAGTCAGGCCATCATTGCAGCGGTACTCGGCTATATCAGGTGCTTTCCCGAAGAAGGTCGGAAGATGTACGAGGCTGCCCGCAACGATCTGCTGCACAACTTCATGCGGTTCATCCAAACGTTCGGGCCGAGCGTCAGGAATGCAAAAGACTACTCTGGAATGTTCGGTTGGTTCGACCTGCCTTACGACGTGGGGGTCCGCCAGGAAGAGTTCGATGCCCTCCTTCGAGAGGCCAGGGTGATGCTGGTGCCGGCGTCAGCCTGCGGCGTTCTAGATAAGCCTGGCAGATATCGGATTTCTCTCGGCCACCGCGTGGAAGTGGTTGATGCGGCGCTACAATCCATCTCTGAAGCCCTTTGGAGGCGTCGTGGACCGCTATTCGGAACTTGAAGCAAAGTACAGCGCAAACCAGTTGCCCTTCAGTCGCTTCCGAACTGAGATGGACAAGCTGACTTCACTGAAGCAGCCCCACGTTGTCGTCGGATGGGACACTTTCTACGCCAACCCGGAGACCGGCCTGGTTCTCAGATTCCGGCGAGCAAAGTCCGAGGGCAACGATCACCCCGTCCTGACCTACAAGTACAGGAAGTCCGTTGGGGCCGACAGTGTCGATCGCCATGAGGTCGATTTGTTCTTGGAGAACAACGACAAGGTTGAAGAGGACACTGACGCCCTCTTGACAATGGCTCTGGGCTGCAAGAAGCATTTCTCCATTCTGAAGGAGAGCTGCATCTATCACATCGAGGGGGCGGGGCACACAGCCGTCATCGCCCTGTACGATGTCATGGTGCCGGGCAACAATTACGTAGAGCGCTTTCTTGAGGTAGAGATCGACAAGGATAGCCCATGTACGCCTGAAGAAGGCGCCGCAGCCTTGGCCGCATGGCAAGAGGCCGTTGAATCCCAGTTCGACCTCCAAAGGCCACTGGGCCAGTCGCTATATGAGCTACTGGGTCGTAACTACGGAGATCCTGAACTTTTCATCAAGGGAACTTTCTGATGCCACTCACCGAAGAGCAGTTTGCCGAGATCCTGGACGAAGTCATCGACGAGACTCTGGACCTGAAGAAGCAGGACCGAGTCCGATTCAACAACGCCCTCCTGGAGCGGCTCGGGGAGGAAGATGTCTTCCCTGAAGAGGATGAGGACGAGGGTCTCACTGAAGAGCAGATCGATGCGGAGGAAGAGTGATGAAGGCCCTAGTCTTGAGTGGTGGCGGATCTAAGGGGGCCTATGAGGCCGGCGTCGTCAAGTACCTCATGGACTTCGAGGGCCGACGATATGACCTCTTTGCTGGAGTCAGTGTTGGGGCCCTGAACGCTGCCTTCTTGGCTCAGTACGGAGACGTTTCACCGCTTAGCGTCCATTCTCAGCAATACGCCGCCGAGGACTTGGTGAACCTCTGGAAGAGCCTCGACAACTCGAATGTCTTCAAGAATTGGTTTCCGCCCTATGTCTCTGCGCTCTGGAGGCCGTCGGTCTTCGATAGTTCGCCGCTCCAGAAGCTCGTCCGTAGCATCCTGAAGAAACCAGGCCCGAATAAGAAGCTCCGAGTTGGAGCGACTGGCCTGGACACGGGTACCTTCCGAGTCTTCGACGAGACCTACCCAGATGTCGCTACTGCGGTGCTCGCTAGTTCGGCATTCCCCGGCATGCTGCTGCCCGTGGAGATCGAGGGGCAGCTCTACACCGATGGCGGTGTCTGCAACAACACACCGCTCCGACAGGCCATCTCGGCAGGAGCCACGGAGATCGACGTTATTCTTTGCTCGCCCTTGGACGACCCGTCCACGTCCTTCCAGGCCAAGACGACCGCAGTGAATGTTGGCTTCCGGGCCATCAGCCTCTTGACCGACCAGGTTCAGCGGGACAGCCTGGTCGACTGTATGGTCAATCGGACAGATCTGAAGATTCGGCTCATCAAGCCTTCGGCTGTGCTGACCAGTAATCCGTTGGACTTCTCCCCATCGCTGATTGCGTCGATGCTCAAGCAAGGCTATGCTGACGCCGAAAAGGGGCTATCCAAATGACCACCTGGTTTACCTCGGACCTTCATTTCAACCACGTCAACATCATGCTGCCGTCGTACACGCGGCGGGAAGAGACGTTCCCAGACCTTCAGGCCATGAACGAGGGGCTGGTTCAGCGCTGGAACGAACGGGTCAAGCCAGATGACGACGTGTACCTCATTGGCGACTTGGCGATGGGGAAGAAGGCTGAGGCCTTGCCCTACCTGAATCGCCTCGTCGGCCACAAGCACCTCATCTTCGGAAACCACGACTACAAAGACCACAAGTGCACCGCCGTGCACCCGGCCATCCTTCAGGCCTATAAGGAGGGGGTGCTTGAGACCACCGTAGAGAGCCTACCGGTTCTTGAGAATGGGAAGCGACTCTTCCTCCACCATGAGCCCTGCTCGGTGCCAGAGACCTTCGACTATGTATTCTGCGGCCATGTTCACGAGTCGTTCACCCGCGCTCGTTGGGATGCCGAGAGGCTGAACACCGAGACGGGCAAGCCCGGTGTTGCGGTCGCGGATCCAGATGGCAATATCATCAACGTCGGTGTGGACGTGAGCGACTACAAGCCGATGACGCTTGAAGAGCTTCTGGCTCGGCCTTTCTACGAGGGGCCGAAGCACAGGATCTAGAATGTTATTCCAGGGTGCCAGAGTCTGGTAATGGGCGTGACTGTTAATCACGAAGCCGGTGGTTCGAATCCACCCCCTGGAGTTGTAAGGGATAATCCTAAGGCGGTTGGCGAGCGGTCAGAAGCAGCCATTCTGGCTGAACTTTTATTTCGTGGTTACACCGTATTGACCCCATTTGGGGATAACCAACGATACGACTTGGTCGTCGACTTGAGGACGAAGTTCCTTAAAATCCAATGTAAGACCGGTAGGATTAAGGCGGGGGCAATCATATTCCCCACCTCTTCGTCTCAGGCTCATCGTGGCAAGGGGCGCCAGAGTTATCGAGGACAGATCGATCTCTTTGCTGTTTATTGTCCAGAAAATCGCCGGGTATACGTGGTTCCCGTAGACGATGTCGGCACTTGCGAGGGATCACTTCGAATCGAGGCTACAAAGAATAATCAGACGATCGGATGTCGAATGGCCGCTGACTATGATCTGCAGTCGCTGGTGTTAGTCTAATGCCAGCAACACTTCACACCGAGGCGATGGCTTGGCTTAGATACGGCAAGCACATGCCACTTGTCTGCACCGAGGCGGGCTACTGGAGTGCGGATGTCCTTGGCATCGATGACACCAAATGTGTGGAAGTAGAAATCAAAAAGAGCATAGCAGATCTCCGAGCCGACTTCAGGCGGAAAACAAGGAAGCACGAGACATACGCTAACCTGAAAGCCGACGGTCGAGCCATTTGGTCGCCGAACTACTTCTGGATCTTCGTGCCTGCCAGTATTGGTCGTCAGGCTCTTACTGTCTTGGACGAACTCGACGCCAAGCACGCTGGCCTTGCCGTCTTGGAGGCAGAGACGACGCGTCCAGGCCACGCCGGTCGCTGGGTGACCATCCTCCGGCGAGCGCCGCGGCTGCACGGCAACAAGCCCCATCCCAAGCTTGTTCGGGCGATCCAGCTTCGAATGGGCTCAGAACTGACGACGCTACGGTTGAACCTGGAGCTGCTCAAGCATGCCAAGCCAGAACAAGTAGACGCTATCGTCCAGAGTGCGTTGGAGATCTCGAAGTCATTAGTCGAGACTCAGGACTGGGAGAAAGACAGTGAATGCGGACAAGAAGCTTCTGAGACTGCTGGGCCAAGCCCTGATGCTCCTCGATAGTGTTAACTCGGCGGCAACTCAATATGAATATGATTTGCTCATCGTGGCTCGGAGGATGGTGGAAGACCGAGTCTACTCTCACGAGACGAATCGATGAAGAAGCTCCAGTTGGCCAAAATGAGCCTGGGCCAGGGCCAGTACCGCGGCAAGGTGAGCCTCGTCAGCGACTCCTGTGAGCCAGGGACCCTGGAGGATCGTCTGTTCCGACTCGACCTACTGCAAGCCGTTGCCAACGACCCGCAGCTTCAATCCGTAGCCGGCAAGGACTTCCAGACCATGAAGATGTACTTTGCCGGTGGCCAGTGGCAAATCGACCTGGAGGCGGACCTCTGATGTGCCCGATCTGCGCCAAGAAGCCGGCCAGCCGCTCCACTGTTTTCTGTGACGACCACTTGAAAGTCTGGGTGGGCAGCCCGGAACGGTATGCCGTCGATTGGGCCTCCGAGGACAGCTATGAAGCGGAGCAAGCACAGTTCGTGGATCGGGTGCGGAAAGAGATGGGGCCAGGCATTTTCGTGGGTTCAGCCCTGACCTTCCTCCCGATTGAAATTGTAGTACCAACCGGTAGCGACAGCCTTCCGGTAACCAGATCAGACTCGGGCCAAACGAATGTCTGACCAGCTGTCACCTTTCTCTGGATGCACCCTCAACAAGGCTTGGCTGGACTCCGAGATTCGCCAGGAGGTCGCTGACGCCATCGTCCGCCTCAATGGCGCGGCTGCTCGATGGGCCAGGGCCACGCCCCAGAACTACTGGGAGGCAGAGCAAGAGTTCCTGAAGTTCTGGATCGACCTGGAGGGTGTCATGATTGGCTTCACCGATACCTACGTGCCGCCTGAGCCCCCTAGCCCTGCTCCTTGGCCGCGTCCACTTTCAGCTTGACGATCTGCTCTCGGTAGCGCTATGTTGATGCCGAACGCTTTACCGGGAGAAAAACTCGAATGGATGCTTTGACTGCCGTAGCGATTGCCCTGGCCATTGATCCCGCCGTCGGGGCCTTAGTCGAGCCTGCTTTTGAGGATGTCGAAGCCCAGGAATTGCTCGACGCCTCGCAGCGTGAGGCCAAGGCCGAGGAGGAACGCCGGAATGCCGCCAAGCGGGCCCACCACAAGCAGGTTCGAGCCCGGCGTCGGAAGCAGCAGCGGCGTGAGGCCAAGAGCTTGGGCCACAAGCTCGGCCAGAACTCGCGGAAGTGTAAGTTCTGCGGCAACAAGCGCCTGACCATCCTGGAGACGAGCTTGCGGTGCCCGGGGAAGCCGTCGTGAAGTGGCTCTTGCTCCTGCTGGCACTGGCCGGCTGCGACTACGAGGGCCGGGCTGTCCGCGACCTCCGCTACTACCGTGACACCCGAACCGGTATGTGCTACGCCGCGGCGTACGTGAACGTCGCCGGTGACGCGTCGGTCGCCCTGACCTGGGTGCCTTGCGAGAAGGTGCCGACGAGCCTCCTGCAGGACGTCAGCCAATGAAAGTCATCATCATGCGGGGCGGTCCCGGGAGCGGGAAGAGCACCCTGGCTAGGAAGCTCGCCTCTGAGTTGGAGGCTCAGGGCTACAAGGCTCGGTGCTTCTCTGCCGACTTTTACTTCGAGAAAGCTGGCGTGTACCAGTTTGATCGGAACTTGCTCGGGAAGGCCCATGCGGCTTGCCTAAAGGGGTTTGCCCAGGACCTGGTGTTCTGCTACCAATGGCCGAACAAGGACGTCCTCATTGTAGACAACACGAACACCACTGAGGCCGAGGTTGCCCCGTACGCCCGGTTGGCTCAAGCCTTTGGAGCTGAACTGGAGATCGTTACCGCCGATTGCGACCAGGCTACCGCCTTCGCCCGGCAGACCCACGGCGTCCCGGAGAAGAACCACAAGTCGATGGCCGAGAGAATGCAGCGATCTCGGCTCCCCAAGGAGTGGCCGCAGCGGTCGGTGAAGACGTCATGAGCTACAGCGGCAGCATCAGACTCTGGAGCCTTGCTGACCAGGTCGTCGGCGCCGCTCGCCGCTTCAAGACGGATCAGCGGCGAGCTAATGCTCGGGCCAAGTTCTTGGACACCAAAGAAATCGAACGAGACTCGACGCCGACGTACAAGAAGAAGTCATGAGGCCATTCACTCGCGGTCAGGCTGCCCTGGAGCTGCTGATTTGGGCGCTCTTCCTTGGCGGCTCAGCCGTCGCGACACCGGCAGTGAACTGGTTGGGGATCCGAGGGGCTATCGTCTGGATCCAGAGAGAACTGGAGACACCGTGATGAAGAAAATCTTACTGTGGCCGAATCCCAAGCTGAAGCTCGTGAGTGTCGGCGTTGACGTCGAAGAGACCAACCGAGACCCCGAGGCCATCAAGTCTTTGCGGACCCTGGCTGAGGAGATGGCCGGCATCATGGGCACCCACGGTGGCGTCGGTCTGGCCGCCATTCAGATCGATGTACCCATTCGGGTGCTGACGACCCTCGTGGACGGCATCCCGCGGGTCTTCGTGAATCCGGTCCTGGTCGCCAAGGACGGTGAGACCGAGTTGATGCGAGAGGGCTGCCTGTCCGTGCCTGACTACTACGACCGGGTCCGACGTTATCCGACCGTCACGGTGGAGCACAACCAGCTTCTGCCGGACAAGCTCATCGGCCGGGAGACCTACAAGGCCCATGGGTTACTGGCCCAGGTGCTGCAGCATGAATTGGAGCACCTTGACGGACGCCTCTTCATTGACTCACTGTCTCCCGCGAAACGCCAAAACATTCGGGGAGATCTTCTGAAGAAACGCCTTGCAGGGCTTCTTCGAGACTACCGGTGAGCGAGCCACGGTGGTTTGAAGAGCTTCAAGCAGAGGTCAGCGGCATTCGCATCCGCTGTGGGTACCACGGCCTGGACCGCAGCTGCGTCTACAACAGCAGGATGCAGGTACACTTTCAGCCCGTGGTTGAGATGCCCGCTTGGGTCACCGAGTACCTGGAAAACATCATAATCCCACTCCATCGAAATTGGCCCGCGACCGACCACATAATGGCTGCCCTGGCCTGTCAGGTTGCCCAAGAGATGGCGAGACTTGAGCACGCGGGCGCGATTTACAGGACGGATGGTGGTGGCTGGAATGATCCTCGTTGGTCTGGGAATCACAAGGACCGATGGGCCAAACCGAATCGTACGGCCGAGCTTGAGCAGAGCCTGAAGCTCGTTGAGGCTCAGCGAGACGCCAATGCCGCCCGCGTTAAAAATCTCGAAGCGAGATTCGAGAAGCTATAGTTCTGCCAAGGAGAAGCACATGCCCAACTACGCCCCTGAAGTGGTGGTTTCGAAGTCCACCGTTGACCCCACCAAGATGGACCACGCTTTCAGCGAGAAGGTCCCGGCCTGGGTGGACGGCTACATCAAGGCCGTCATTGCTCGAAACTTCCAGATCAGTCAGGACCTCGACAACCGCCAGTTGAACCAGGTCCTTCAGACTGCCACCAAGGAACTGAATCAGGTCCTGGAGAACCTGGTCAACAGCGGCCTCGTGTTCCGGTCTGGCAATTCCGACTTCAAGTCTGCTGGCGAATAGCCGCTATTACCAATCGAACCCAAACCCGAGGAACACAATGCTCAAGTCCATCATCGCAGCCATCATTCTCACTGGAGCGGTAGCCACTGCGGCGACCGTCACCGTCACCAGCACAAAGGTGACCACCGTCAAGACTACCAAGCAGAAGGCCGTGGACGCTGGAGTGCCTGACGCTGGCATGTCTGAAGTGGGGGCGAACCGAGCCGCGGTTCGAAAGGATCTGGCGGATCAACTCGACCAGTCTGCCGTACAGATGTCGAGCGACCTCGGTGTCGATGTCCGGGTCAAGAAGCTCTACTGGGCTGGAGCAGCTCACCCCACCACGGGGTGCATTGCCGTCTTCTCTGTCGGCAAGACCAAGGAGGTCGCCTTCTTCCTCTACTACAAGGGCGGCGCCTTCAATCGGATCGAAGAGGATTTCGTCACTGAAGATCAGCTTGATGCCGACGGCGTCGAGGTCCCTACCGAGGTTCAGAAGTAATGAAGACAGTGTACGTAGAACTCATCAAGAACAACAGGGGGCAGATTGTCGATGCTGCCCCCATTCTTCTCGGCAAGGTCGTCCGCGGCGTCAAGGACGGTGTTGAACGCGGGTACGTCCAGATCATCAATGGCCACGCCGTTCAGTACTTCGACGACTCCGAGATTCGGGTCTTCCACGTATGAACCCCAACACCACCAGGCTGTATGTTGTAGTTCGTAAGGAGCTTGGTGACCGCCAGTTTGTGGCCCACTTTGGCCATGCTGCACGGGAGGCTTTCTTTGCTCCGCCGGTGACGAATGCTCTGCCTGTAGCTCCGAGCGAGGATGAAGCGATCGTTGTCCTCAGGGCCAGCAAGAAGCAGATGGAAGACCTTAGGGTCAACCTGATTGCTGCAGGAATTGCCGTGAAGGCTTGCGTTGAGATTCATGGACCGATGGCTGGCAGTACGCCATCCCTTGGATTCGCCATCTCCGAATACCAGCGCTCCGTAGTGGATCCGCTGGTCAAGGATCTGAAGTCGTGGGAGCCGCCTGCAGCGGCGATTGCCGAAGAGGAGTTTCCTCCAGCTGCGGGCTCGGGTTGTAGAGCTTGAGCGGCTCCTTGAATACGAGAAGGATCGCTATATCGACGATTGTATCGACGATTAGCCGATGACCTGATAGTTCCAGGTGTAGAGCGTGCCGTCGACCGGAGCGTTTTTGGTTTCTACGGTGAAGCTACCGGCGGCGGCACTAGCCCACCACTGAAGCCCTGCAGCATTGCTGTTGGTCGGCGTCAGCAGGACGACTGGGGTAGACGCAAAAGCGCCGCGGTTTGCAGCGAAGGTAACAACCCCGAGCGCACCTGCTCCTGACCCAGTACCTGTCGTGATGCTGACGGTTCCGCGGACGTCAGTGTTCCCAGCTCCTGGAGTTAGGGTTGGCCCGGAGCCTACGTTGGCGCCAGCGGTTAGTGTAGGGGCGTCACCAGCTTGGAGGCTTTCGCGGAAGGATACCAAGCGGTCACCGATCGCCAAGTCACCATTAGGGGCGATCGAACCTGCCGGAGCCCCGTACGGATAGGGGCCGAAGTGATTCATGGTCTCGCCAAGCTCACTCGGCAGGAGACCTCCGGAGAGACGGATGAAGGTTAGTCCGTAGTAGTCCACGTAGCTGCCAGCAATGGGCTGGCCGGCGCTCAAGAATAGCTCGACTGTATCGGAAGCCTCGGCTACGCCAACGATGTAGAAGACCTCCCACTCCCAGTCGTTGTTGTCCGAGGTTACCCGACTGCTGTCTTGTTGGATCCCGCCAGTGACCTGTTCGAGAATGATGTTGTTGGTGGAGCCGACAAGGCTCGGTTTGGTCCAAGCTCCGGCGATCATGATTTCGCCAGCGGCTACGGTGCCGACGTTGCTATAAACGATCACCGTGCCGTGATTGCCTGCACCATCTGGATTGAGGACGCGGATGGCCCGGTTGCCGCCGAATGGATCTGGGTGTCCGGTCGTTGTGGTAGTGCTACCAAGGCTTACCCAGTCGCTTGGATTCTTACTGGCGAGGTTCTGCGATTTGACTGCCGAAGGGGCGTTGAGTCTACGCGCTGCATCGCTGCTAGCGAAGATGCGGCCGTTATAGAAGCCCACGGCGTTTTGGGCAGATAGGGTCTGGAACTGTCCCTGACCGCCGTTACTTGCGATGTAGGTACATGGCCCAGTTACGGTGGCGCAGTTAATAACCTGGACGAGGTTACTCATGTATGGAAGAGCTGTTGGAACCTGCCCGTAGCCTTTGAACCCGTCGATGTAAACGTCCACGTCAGGAGAGTCCGCGGTGGCGCAGTTCTCCAGAATGGAGTAGCCGGCGATGGAGCCGATCGACATGTGGACGCCAGGGCCGATTGGAATGGTACCGTCGCTTTCTGTGGTCCAGTCTCGGATCTGAATCTGCCAGGCCGAGCCAGCATAGTAGGCAATGCCGCCGCCGAACCCATAGCAGTGCTCAATGGCCATGAGTCCAGCCGGTTGAGTGACTCCCGGCGAACTAGAGGTCAGGAGTACAGCCATTCGCTCTGGCTGTCTGACCCTATTCGGGAACTGCCAGAGGACGTGGCCGACACCGCTTGGGACCGTGGCGAAGCTTAGCTGGTGAAGGCTGGTGTTGATGGCCGTGACTTGGTGCTTGGTCGCGTAGTCTGTGTCGAAGACGACCCAGTCGCCAACCATGTAGTTAGATTCCGCGCCGGCCACACCCATCGTGACGTGCCCGGGAGTACCAGGTGAGTCAGTACAAACATCGCCTACACCATTGCCGGGGATCCGGTTGATGGTCAGACCTGTCGTGACGCCCGTGTTCGAGTCGAGGCCGACGAATCCATTGACCGAGTCGATGCTCGTCACGGTGTGGGCGTTACCAGCTACAGTGACGTTCGTTCCTACTCCAAAGTTGGCTGTGTCGGCTGGGTAGTGAAGGGTAGCAACGTGGGTACTTGCGTTGAAGACATCGATGAGGCCACCTACGTACGGTCCATGGTTTGGATCCGAGTAGTAGTTAGGCGTGAACTCGCAGTGCCGGAAGTACATCCAGAACGAGTAGCCACTGATGACGGCCGGCGAGGCAACGCCGCTGAAGGTATTGCTAGAGAAAGCGCAGTGGTCGAACTCCAAGTGGCTGCAGGCGTGGGTAGCATCGCCTCCAGGGTTGCCATTGCCGTCGCAGCCGATCTCCGTGCGGTCCTGGAAGATGAGGTTGCGGAATGTGAACCCAGCACCTGATGTCCCAGCCAGACGCAGCGCCGGCATCCCGTTGTTGACTAGCGAGTTGGTTACGGCTAGTCCACCGTTAGTACCAGCCTCCCCGCCCACACCTACAAACTCGGTGCCCCCAAAAGGAAGAGAGTTCAGCCAGTACGGAGAGCCGGTGTAGAGAGCCGAATCATTGGTCAACCACAGGCCATGAATGCCGTCTGGGTGGAGGTTTGTGTTGTCTGCGATGTAGAGCCTGGCTTTGACCGGGATGGCTGCCATTGCCACGAGGGCGCCGTAGACTGTCGCATAGGCGTTGCTCCAGTCCAGTCCTGAGTTGTTGTCGTTCCCCTTTGGATGGACGTATCGTTCAACGAAGGAGCTGGTGTAGATGTTCGGGTTATGGATGTAGCTTGTCGGCATGGCTTACCCCACTACCAGGTAGTCCCAGGTGTAGGTCGTGGCATCTACCAGGGCGTTGAGGGTGTTGAGCAGGAAGGTACTCGCCGTCTTGGTCGGGTACGTCTGAAGGAGGGCGGCAGCAGCAGCGTTGGTCGCCTGGATCTTAACGTGAGGTGCAGCGGCATAAGCAACAGCAAAGGTGACAGTGGCAAGTAAGCCGCTAGAGGACCCGGTGCCGGTCGTGACGCTGATGGTCCCACACGTATCGGTGCCAACGACGGAGACGGTGGGGCTAGTCCCGAGGTTGGTTCCCGCGGCAATTGACGGATGCGTGTTGGCCTGAGGGGACTCCTGGAACGTGACGATGTGCTTCGAGAGCCCTAGGTCGAGCATCGGCGCGAACACGCCTGCCGGAGTGTTCGATGGGAATGGGCCACAGTGCTGCTGGAACTCGGCTAGCTCAGTTACGCTCAGCGTGCCTGCCGGGAAACGGTAGACGACCATCCCGTAGTAGTCTGTTGATGCCGCGGCGATGTTGAAGGTTGTGACGGTGACGGTGACGGTGTCACTGGCAGATGCGATCCCCAGCATGTAGCCACTACACCACTGCCATTCACCATCTCCTCCAGATGGTCTTGCGAAAGTGTTGTTGGTGGCAACCCCCTGCCTCAAGACAATGAGTGGCTGTCCTCCAGAGGCACGACACCAGCAGCCGGCGAAGACAATTTCCCCAGAGCCTACGGCACCGGTGTTGGAATAGACCGTAGCATTGATATTGTTGGTCCCAGCCTGTGTCACACGGAACGCTCGCGTGCCACCAAACGGATCTGCGATTCCGGATGTGACAGTCGCCGGGTTGATGGCTGCAGGGAAATCGGCTGTGTTGTTTAGCGCCAGATTCTGGAACCTATTCCCTGCGAGTCTTCGGCCTGCATCTGTCTGTCCATAGACTTTGCCAAATAAGAATCCGCTTTGCCCCTGAGATGAGGGCTGGAGCTGCACCAACGGGAAATATTGAGTGCCTACAACACATGGGCCAGTCACACCGCTGCAGTGGTCTACGTTTACTATGCTCGGGTTCGGGACAAATCCATTTATGCCGTCGATCTGCACGTCGGGAAAGAACACCCCGTTGTGGTCCTGGATGTCGTCAGCGTTACCTGACCAACTGACTTGAGCAAACCCGTAGTTACCATAAAGCCTCAGGTGGACGCCCGGACCTGTCGGGTGTAAGAAGTCCGACTCAACATTGAAGTCGTTAACGAAGAAGTCCCACTCTTGAGCGCCATTGTAATAGGTGAGTCCACCGCCGCCAGCAGTGCAATGTTCAATGAAGTACAGGTAGCCACCAGAAATTCCTGTACCTGGTACGTCTGGTGTTAAGAAAACGGAGGAACGAAGAGGCTGGCCTCTATTTTCCGAGACCTGGAATAGCAACAGCGTGCTGGTCGTCCAGCTGTTGACGGGGGCCGTGAACGTCAGCTGGTTGGCTCCGACGTTGACCGACAGAACCTGGTAGACAAAGGCGCCAGTGGCGTAATCGCGAATGAAGTCGCCGGGCTGGTAGTAAGCTGCGTTCCCGGCCGTGGCCAGTGTAACGACAGCCCCGTTGATGCCGTTGGTGGCAATCGGGTCACCTTGGATAGCAATGCGATTGATGGTGTTGCCGATCGCCAACCCACCTGGACCATCGAAGGTGATAGTGCCTGCACCGAAGTTTGTAGAAACGATTGTCCTGGTTTGTCCACCTACGCTGACCTTCAGGCCATTCGCGTTGTGGGTGTACATGTCGTCCTGGTAGGACAGAGTAACGGTGTTGGTACTCACATTGGCGATGTATCCGCCCACCGTGATGCCGCCACCGCCGAGTGCTCCTTGCGCGAAGAAGTGGCAGTCTCGAATGTAGATCCAGAAACTAGCCCCAGCGAGAAATGAGGGGTGGCAGGCTGCGAATCCATTTACGGTCGTGATGGATGTTTCGAAAGAGCAGTCGTCAAAGCGAATTTTGGTGGGGCCGTGGGTGAAGTCTCCATGGGGAAGCCCCGTGATTGGATCTACGTTCAGCTCCGTCCTGTCGTAGAAGATGATGTTCTTGAATGACAGGCCGTTGGCGCCGTACAGCTTGAGTGCGGGAACTCCTGCAGCTCCGACCACCTGTGCCTGACCACCGAAGCTGAACTGTGTACCCCGGCCGCCTATTCCGATCATCTCAAAGCGTAGGGTGCTACTGTTTACCCACTGATTGCTCCCTGTGTAGACAGCCGAGTCGGTGGTCAGCCAGATGCCAGTAGAATGGTCCGGATTACAGTAGCTGCCATCTGCCACATAGATCCGAGCTACGCCCAGGGCAGTTCCGCCAGCCGCCACGCAAGCCTTCAGGGCTCCGTAGACAGTCGCGTAAGCGTTCTCCCAGTCGACGCCACTGTTGGTATCATTGCCGTTTGGATGAACGTAGCGTTCAGCGAAGACAGAATTCTTGACGTCTGGATTGAAGAGGATCGCCGGAATACTGGTGTTGACCGATGCCTGGATTTTGTGATTGTCTGAAGTTAGCCCGAGAACGCCAGTGGTGGACGTAGAGGCTGGCACGGAGCCGGCATTCAGCGTGAGCCCCTGAGTGGTCAGGGCCCCAACGTTGAAGGTCCCCGTGACAGTTAGGTTCTGGCCGACAGTGAAATTGCTGGTCGAGGTCAGATTGCCAAGGCCGTCACTTGTAACTGATGCGATGAGGTTAGCGATGCTAACGCCAGGCGGCAGCGATGCACGATTCAGGCCGTTGTCGGCAAGCCCGTTCAGAAAGGCATTGTCGAGTGCTGTCCTGAACTCATTGGTGAACAGCAGCGACATCTAGCCCTGCCTTACTTAGACCTTGGCGGTGATCCAGTAGTTGGCGCCGTCGCTCACGCAGGTCAAAGAACCGGTGGTCCCCGGGGTAATGACGTTGGTCGCAGCGCCGCCACTCTTTACGGTCCCGCTAGTCGCTACGTTCACCGTGATGGTGTTGGTCGAAGTGACGGTACCGCTGGAGTCGACGATCGTGTACTCGCTGCCAGACGGAGCAGCGTGCGGAAGGGTAACGGTCCTGACAGACGCTCCAGACATGTAGATGATGTGGTCTGTCGCTGCCGCACTATATGAGGTACCAGCTTGCGTAGTGACGCCCAGAGTCTGCCCGGCATCTTGAAAAGATCCGCCGACCACTTGAACGGCGCCGTTGGCGCTCTGCTGCATGTAGAGTCCAGACTTGCTTGTGCCTTGCCCCTGAAAACCGATGCCACTGGAGGCAGCGACACTCATGCCAATAGAGTTGGTGTCGAGCGCAAAGACTCCGCCGGCCTGGAATGGCACAGAAGCCGGGAAGGTATTGATGCTCCCGCTCACGTAAACGAGCCCTGCCGTGGAGGTAGCGCCAGATGCAGCCCCATTGAGGTCAAGGGCCGCACCTTGGGGGATGGAAACGGCAACCTTGTCCGCTCCACTTTGGTACGTTTGGATACCAAAGGTGTACATGGTCGCCCAACGCAGACCGGTTGAGCCGAAGTTGAAGTTGTCATCGATGCTTGGGGCGATCGCCCCTAAGCCACCGAGACTGATACCGCCGAGACCACCAGCAATGACCAGCTGGTTACCGCCAGACTCGGTAAGAGTCTCCGTGGTACCGATGGTAATTCCAGTAGGAAAGATGCCGCCGGCTTCGCTATTGAGAATGGCTCCTAGAGAAAACAAGCCGGCAAGCCGCGGCGCAAGTCCTCGACCGGTCATCAGACCGAAGAAGGCGCCATCGACTGCAGCAACTTGTTCATTTGTGAGAAGCGCCATTGTTTTTTCTTAGTTGATCTGTTCGATAACCGCTGCGTCATCGTACGTGGCGCTGGTGAAAGTCCCCGCCGTACTCACGCTGATCGTCGTGTTGGGGTTCACAGTGATATAGATCGGCAGACCAGCCCAGAAACCAACCGACGTAGCGGCATTGATCGGCGATGCAGCCAAGCTCAGCGGGACGTTGAGTGTCTGGGCAGCACCTGCGTGGTCGGTGAAGGCGACTTGGAGGTTTATGCTCGCCGAGCCAGCTACGGTAATCTTGATCATCCCGCTGACAAGATAGGTGTGCTTGTTGCCGTCGTTTGGCGATGTGACGGTAATAAAGCTGGGGTCCGCTGCGGTCTTACCAGTTCGCGGAGCCGTAATTGCGCGAGTGGTAGAGACACCGATACCCGCAGTTGCTGCCCCACCTACGGTAGGGAGAAATCCCTGGTAGTCAACGGACAGTTTTGACGTGGCGTTGTTCTTCAGCAGAAATAACAGGTCGCCGGCAGTACTGAGGGTGTTGCTGGTGTTAACGTTCCAGACGCCCGCTGATGCGGAACCACTCGCCACATTGGATGTTATTGTGTGAATGCCAGCATTCTGCACAAGGCTGTCTGTCTCTTGAGCATTGAGGTAGATGGCCTGCCCGTTCGACATAATGAACGGAGAACCGGACAAAAAGAATCCACCACCACCTGTCGTCAGCGTGAGCTGTCCACCGCCACTCGCAGATTCAGTGAAGACCTCCGAGCCGATAGAAAGGCTCTTGTTGGCAGTGGCGATGGTGATCCCACCCAGGAAGTTGAGGTTGGTGCCATCGAAGTACATGTCGCCAGTTGCACCAACGCGGTTGGTGCCGACGGTCCGGCCAGCCCAGGAAAATCCAGCTGACTGAGGTATCGAGAAGCCGTACTGAGTGCCTGTGGCGGAGGACTGGAAGAGCCCGGAAACGCCGCCCGGAAAGCTTCCGTTTACGATGGCTCCCAGGGAGAATAACCCTGAGAGAGCTGGTGCAAGCCCGCGACCGGTCATCAGACCGAAGAAGGCGCCGTCAATTGCTGAAACTTGGTCGTTTGTCAGGAGCGCCATGAACTACTCTTTAGAAGGTCTGCGACAGGTCGGTCGCGTAGATGAGCTGGTCGTCGCAGTACAGTGTGTAGGTGCCGCCAGTGAAGGCGCTGAGGTCTGAGGCAGCGTAGGTCACAGGCTTCAGTCGGTTGTCCATGAACTTGGGGCCGATGCCCGCGGAGGGGACATTGCCGATCGCCGAGTTGGCTTCAACGCTTTCGGCATCGATGACCTTCTGGGCCGTGACGTGCGTTCCATCCGGGACCGTGAGGACTTTCACCTTCTGGCTGACGGTACCGTTACTAAGCCAGCCAATCTGGCTGGGATACATGCCAGTGGATGAGGCGACAGTCAGCAGGCCACCGGTGGTGGCTACAGATACGACAGATTGAACGTTGGGGACAAACTTAGCCGCCATGGGATTGTTCTCCTAAGGCGGAAGATTGTGATTAAGCCGGCCACTCTCCGCTGACCATCATTTGGGCGTCTTCCTGGGCCCTCTTACCAACCTGCTTGGCCCAAAGACTGGCGAGCATGCCAGCGGAAGCTGCCGCATAGTTGCCTTCCTGGATGAAGCCCAGGGTGTGGTGAAACTGGAGTAACGTGGGCAGCCCCATGTTGAAAGAAAGATCCCCCAGAACGGCCTGACGGACAGGGTCCAGGTCGACTGCCCATGGGAGAGCCTTGAGTAGCCCACTCATAGCGTCGTCAAGGTCCTGTTGAAGGAGCTGGTCGATTTGATCATCTGTGAGGGGCGGGACCATATCTGAGGGTAGTGGATGGGCCTCGATGTTGTGCCCTACCCCCACCGTTTTGATGCCCTTGGAATCCAGATAGACGTTGGCTTCTCTGCCCTCGTGCTTGCTCACCAGCTTCAAGAGACTATCGATCATTTGCTCTCCCCGATGTTGACTAAGATTGTCGCCCTGTGGTAGGGTTTCTGCATGAAAATCCTTCTACTTGCTGTGGTGCTGGCAGGATGCGGAATCCGGTTCAATCCCGCCGACATCGTGGAGCCCCTGGACGATTCGCCAGCCCCATTCTACTGTGACTCGCAGTACTTCGGGTCAGTTGAATCTGAGTCGCAGATCGACTGCGGCGTCTTCGAGGCCGATGCCAAACTGGCCACCGACATGGTTGTCCGTTTGACCAAGGTTGACTCCAACTCCTACTATCGGATCATGCGACGAACGACCGTCCATGTTCGCAGCGTAGTTGAGTGGGGCTCGGGCTCAGATACGGTGAAAGGGCAGGCGTGGTTCCAGCGAATCGACATCGGCAGTTCCGCAACCGCCTTGGCGCACGAGACCCTTCACGTCTACAGTTTCTCCCATTGGGAGGTGAACTCTGGTGACCATCCGGGGTGGATTGAGCTGTGTCCGGACGACTCAGATTCCAGGTGCAACTACTACCTGGCGGCCAACACGTACGCAGACCAAGCCAAGACACCTTAGAGTGGCGGGGTCAAATTCGGCATCGTGTAAAGTACGCGAGCCCCCTGGAAGTTGACGTTACCGGTTGCCGCAGTTTGCGGTACTCCGATGATGATCTGAACGACACCCTCCGAGGTACCAACAACGCCAGTAGCAATTTGCGTGCTCGTCCAGGACTGATTTGCGGACCACCACGTGTACGAAGATGTGTTGTGAGTCACAGTGAACGTGTTGGGGGCGCCAGTATCGATGGCAGTCACAGTGTACGAGCCGCCCGCCGCATACGTCATCAATTGAGCGTATGAGAAGATGGAGTAGTCGATCGATGCGTGCGTGTTATTGGCCAGCACCTGGACGGCCGTGACGGTAGCGCCGGTCGGAATTCGCACCGTCGCTACATAGGCGGCGGTGGCACCCGATGTAATGGACTGGATGATCCATACCCGACTGCTACTGATGTTGGTGCCGTACCCTGTCGTTAGACCGAAACTATTGAAGTCGGATGGGAGTAGGTGAATCGCCTTACTGACAGTCGTTGCAAACCCATAGTTCTGGGTGTTGGGGATGATGGTCGCCTGAGTTCCGGCGCCGCCTGCCGTGAAAGACCCACCTGGAGCAGTAGATCCACCAGTGGCTTTTACACCGAAGCCACCGACACCGGCATTTTGGCCGTTGCCTCCAAGTAAGGTGGCGCCGTTACCGCCGATCTCCGCGCTACCGCCAGTGCCACCGGACCCGCCTGTCCCCTGGATTGCGTCGCCACCGGCGTTGTTGAGACCCGGTCGCCCGCCAGCGCCGATGGCGAGAATGGCGACACCGCCAGTGGCCCCGGTGCCTACCGGATTGCCACCTATCGCGTTGATAGCAACGCCACCATTACCGTTTCCGACCGCTACGCTCCCTATGGCTACAATGGCGGTGGAGCCGTTGACGTTACCAGCTTGCGGTGCACCGCCGGTGACGTGCATGCCGTCGCCACCGTTGCCAGACGTTGCTCCGCCTTTTCCGCCGTTGACGTCTATCCCAAGCCCGCCGTTCCCGGTTGCTCCACCGGCGCCCTGATTGTCGTAGGCGGCAGCGCCACCGTTGATGAGAAGACCGGTACCACCACCACCACTTCCGTTGCCGTTGCCAGCATCAAGAGAAAGGGCAGCGCCACCGATGCCGTTTGTCGATCCGCTCCCGGCTCCGCCATTGATGTAAGCGCCGATACCACCAGCAGTGCTCGAAGAGCCACCGGTACCACCGCCGAAGTTGCCGCCGAAGCCGCCGGTCTGGGTGCCGAAGCCATTGCCACCGAAGCCACCGACTCCGTTGCCACCGAGGGTATTACCAGCTGTCCCGTTGCCACCGTTGAAAGTACCGGCGTTGCTGCCGCCACTGGTGGTGCCCGTGCCGCCGTTAACAGTTAGCCCCTGACCACCGTTGCCTGCCCCATTGTTGAAGCCCGTGACAGTCAGGCCTGTCACGTTCGAGATAGCGGTGATGGTTCCGCCAGCATCGCTGATGACAATGGGGGTTGATGGAGTGTTGTCGTTGCGGCTCAGCTGGACCACGCCGACACTGCTTGCAGTTGCAGGCGTAAAGGTCGTCCCGATTGGGTAGATCCAATTCTTAGTGTAGACCTGGGTACCGATGCGCCAGGCCAGAACGTGGCGGCTTCCAGGCGTAACGGGCGTCCCCATGGTAGACAGGAAGCCCTTGACGGGCTGAATCGGAGTGCCAACGCCAGGGCCGAGATAATCCCAGGTACAAGAGTTATCGACTTGCCCAGAAGTAGTTCCGGTAGGCCCACCTGAACCGGCAGAAGTCCCCAGGGTCGTGTTGATGTACACGTTCCCGTTGTTCTGAACCGTGTAGCCAACTGCGTATCCTGTCGTGCCAGCCCAGTTTGCCTTGGCGTGGCACTGGCTGCGATCCAAGTCCACGTACAAGCAGGCGCCATCGGCCAGGTCGGTCAGACCTGGCGAGTTGCTCGTCTGATCTGCGATGTCGTTCTCGATGCCAGTGCTGTTGTCGAAGATGAAGCGAACGTTTTGCCAGGTCAGGTTGGTACCAGACCAGCTGAAGTTTTCGCCGTTGGACAGTGTAGCTCCCCACCAAATGACCGTGACGTTTCGGTCCGCGGTGGCGCTGTACCAGTACTGACCGCCACCGATTTCCCAAATACGGGTCATGGCAGCCTGCATCCACTCACGGACACTGGAGATGCCCTTGTCGCCGTTTGAGAAGATGTCGCCAGTCAGGTTCTCGAAGCGCCCACCCGGCCAGTTGTAGCCCTGGTTGATAGCCGCGAAGTCACCACCAGGAGCAACTCTGCCCATGATGTTCCGGCAGTCCTGGATGCTGACGATGTTCGTGTTGCTGTCGGTGACAACCTTGGCGATCGGCACAAGGTTTGGCTGGGCACTGAAGCTCGTGGTCGAGATGACGAACCGATAGTTCAGAGTTCGAGCCAGCGGGATATTCTTCGGAACCTCAGTGAGGGTCGTGCCGTTCAGGAACTGAAGAGTATCAGAGGTTGTGGCGTCAGCACTCCTAAGCAAGTCTACGCCGATGAAGTTCGTAGCGTTGGCGGTCCAGCTGCCGCTAACAACGGTGTTCGTCGAGTTCAGGGTCTCCGGAGAACGGTTGGAAGGAACCTGGAAGATGGAGCCAGACTCGGAGGCATTGTAGTTGATGAGGACGCTACCAGCCGTAAGGACCTGGATGGCCGTGGCGGCAGACCCGACAGCAATGTTCGTCAGCTTGAAGCCGCCAACCACCAGGGCTTGCTTCCCGGACAGGATCCACCCGGACTGGACGTCAAAGTCCGCGGCGACGCTACTCTCCATGGCACGGAGCAGAGGCACGTCGACACGCATTTGACCGAGCCAGTTCGTTTGTCTTTCTACCATGTGGATTCTCCGGACCGCGGTGAAGCCGCCGGCCTGTCAAACTGAAGATTACCCTTGGTCAGGCCTGAGGATCTCATTACGATAGCTCAAGCCCTTGAAGGTCATCGAGCCCTGAACTACACCGCCGGCCTCGGCTCCCCAGTTCTCATTCACGACAGAGCAGTATCTGGCTTCGAAAATCAGGGTCTGGGTAACAACTTCCTTCAGCTGGACCGTGAAGAACATGGCGTGTGGGATATCGGCAAAGGCAAACCCAGCCCCAGCCCCTTGAGCGCCACCATCAAGGCGTGTTCGCCAGACGCCGATGTCCCCCTGAACGCTGACCGCCTGGGGCATGAAGTCGTAGGCCTCGACGCTGTCCAGGCCGTGGATCTCCCGTTGTGGAGTTGTAGGGCTCCACCGGAAGGACTTTACCTGGCCGTAGGAGCGGCCGTTGATGTAGCAGACGACACTTGCTCCTACGATGGTTTGCTGAGGCATTACGTTACCCTCGCTGTAGCTACTTCGACATCCACGTCGTCACCACTCCAGATTTCTACTCTGTCGCTAAGCTTGGTCGAGCCATGGGTCGGGAAGCCACCACCACCGAGTCCCCTGTCACCAGGGTAGACGATGGTCTCAACTAGGTTCAAGCCGGCAGCCACAGAGGCGGCGATGCTCGATTCCGCGGCCACTCGTGCAGACGCTGTATCGGTCAGGTAGAAGCTTCCCGTCTGTTGTGGTGCTGGCGGAGTCCACGGCCCCTTCTGCACGAGGAGAATCACGGAAGATCCAGATGGGATATCGACCGGGAAGACAGTTGTGTAATCCAGGGCGAGGGTGGCGTTGTCGATAAGGCCTGTGTAGTACACCGGGTAGGTCTGTGCAGAGGTACCGAAACCCAGGACCAGCCAGCCAGGTGCGTCAGGGAATCCGACGGAAGATCCAACGCCAAGGCTAGCGTAGTGCTGCTTCGCCCGTATAGAGACAGTCGTAGTCGTAGAGACGTTGCCGATCGCCGGGTCTCCCTTGGAGTCCCAGGTGTACGGTCCAAGCTGGCCGATAGCGGCCGGTTGCTCGTTCACCGGAGTCAGGGTGGGAGTTCCAACCGCGGCCGCATAGGAGGCCGTTCTCTCTACGGTCTGGAAGGTCAGGGTGGTGCCGTTGGGGGCAGTGGCCACAACTTGCATGGCGTTCAAGCCACCGCCACTGATTTGGTCGCCAGCCGGCTGGAACACATCCACGTCCTTGACAGCAGAGGCGCTGACGGTCCCACCGGCGTAGGCCACCAGGTTGCCGTTCAGTAAGGCCGAGCCACCCAGAGTTCGAGAGAACCCTTCCACAGACGGCGGGGCCATCCAGGTTCTTGTAGCTACATCGAAATAGTCGACGGCTGTCGATCCACCGAACACAATCACCTTGTTGCTGGCACTCAGGTACAGGGCGTGTGTGTCGCTACGAGCTAGGGACTGGGCACCAACCGCCGACCATCGACCGGTGCTGTAATCATACAGTTCGGCCACGGCAATGTTCAGTACAGGGAAGGCTGGCTGGGAAGCGTTGTAGCCTAGTCCACCAACAACCAAGACTTTGTCGCCAGGCAGCCAGGCCGCCACGTGCCCAGATCTAGCGAAAATCATATTCCCAGTCTGAACAGTTTTGTTACCAACTGCATCGTAAATCTCACAGAGCTGCGTTGGAGTTGCCGCAGAATTCGTATAGCCACCGATCAGCAGCAGTTTCCCGTCAGACATCAACACGGCCTGATGGCTGGCCCGGGGGGTCAGCATGGCCTGACTGCCAGTTGCCCAGGCTCCGCCACCCACTGAAGGAGTGAAGAACTCGACAGACGACACCGGAGTTCCGCCGACAGACGAGATACCTCCGGTGACAGCTATGCGATTATCTACCAGGGTAGTCTCGGTGTGCAGCCGACGCGCCACAGACATCGGGATGTTTGCGCTCCAGCTGTTACCGGCCACGTTGTAGATGTAGGCGTTCGTGAAAGAGCCGGCCCCGGCATAGCCACCTGTCAGCAGGACGTTGCCCCCTTGATTGGCATCGGTCAGTACCGAAGCCTGGTGCTGGGAGACGGCATTCGGGACCGCCGCGGCTGAAGTCAATGTGTACGTGTACTGAGTGCCGCCGTTGGCCTGAACTGCAGAGCCAGTGATGGCGATCAGGCGGGCGTCCGTATCGTAGGATGCACCTGTGTAGCCACCGGTTACCAGGACCTTGCCGTTCTGGAGTGACGTAGCGACACAGTTGGTCGACAGGTTGCCGGGCATGTTCCCGAGGTTAGTCCAGATACTAATCGGGCTGGCATTAGTAGTTGAGGAGCCGTTGCCAGTAACAACGGCTGGGGGCGTGGAGGCTGGCACTTCTCCATCCAGGAAGAACCACTGATTGGCGACCAGACCGTGGGGCGTGGAGGTCGTTGCCGTGACAGTGCCCCCTGGCTGCCGAATGACAGACGAGAAATTAACGGATGGCTGGACAACTGCATAGGCGCCACTGTTTGGGCCGCGGCTGACAGCGATGGTCGTAGTCGGCAGCTGTACATCAACTTCGTTGGCCTTGGTAGACGACACCGATACGAAGGCGCCGAGGCTGACTGCATCGAGGGCCGACCTGGAGGTGAGGCTCTCAATCTGCGGCCGGAAGAACATCATGTCTGAGGAAGCGACGATGCTGACGCTACCCTGGCTGACGGAGTTGCTGTTGAGCGTCTCGAAGAACTGTGTCAGGACACCACCGACGACGCGGACGTCGACATTCGTGACCGCCAACGTTCCCTGATTGAGAACGTTGAAGTTCGCCCCAAAGACGTTCACGTAGTCGCCGACCTGCAGTAGCAGCAGGTTAGTGGTAGTCACGTTGCTCGTCAGCGTGTATCTCAGGACTCCAGGGGCAGACGCAGCAACTGCCCAGAAGTCACCAGCCCGAGCCTGGGTGATGAGGGTCGGGAACTGTAGGACGTTCTGGGCTTCACCACCAGTGACTGCTAAGTTGCCACCCAGCCCTAGCGCACCGCTGTAGATCCGCACCAGGTTCAGGCCCGTATTCGGATCCAGGTAGGCCAGAGCGTAAGCCTCGGAGTCGTTCAGCTCCAACCACCTGGTGATGACTGCGGCAACCTCGATGGCTTTGGCGGCTGCCACGTTTGTGTAGTCAGAAGATTTGATGGGGACCGTTATGGCCTGCCCGTCTGCCTTTAGGGTGAGCGTCCATCCATTCTGTAGGGCGAACGGCTCTCCTACGGTTGTCGTGATATGCGCTCTGCAGCTGTCCTGACCGTAGTAGGCGTTCAGAATGTCTAAGAGTGCCTCGGATACAACCTTGCGGTTCGTCAGCTTCAGGCCCAGCTGTCGGTAGGCGCTGTCGCCGAGGCCGACATTGACGGGCCGTTGCAACCCGTAGTCGGACATCCGGCGATCCAGATAGACACCAGATGCTGTTGACCGGTAGAGCTGGTTGGCGACTAGTTCGGCGTTGTTGAAGTTATTGCTATCCCCCGCGGCCAAGGCCGCAATGAGCCCCTCGTTGTTGATGCCATCGAGGGCGTCAGGCCAGTGCTTCGTCAGTACAGCTTCTGCATCGTCGCCGATAGCTCCCGGATTTAGTGGCTCGCCGATGTTGATCGGTGGCACCCAAGTGAAGGCCACGATGGCTGGAGCCTGGACGGCAACTCCATCGGGGGTTGTAACATTGATGGCCGACACCAGCCAGGAGCCAGACGGCAGTGCCGTAGGCAGAGCTAAGTAGAGGCTCCTGGCGTCACCGCTGACTGTCGAGACAAATAGGACACGAACACTACCGGGCCCTGTCAGACTCCAGTTCTGAGGATTTAGGCCATCCTTGGTTCCTGCTGGGTTCAGCTGTAGAACAGGGACACTGAAGCTCACCTTGACGGTGAAGCCTTTGTTCAGAACCGTTGCTGATTGGAGGACTGCCGCCATGAGGAGGACCTTAGACTACGGTACTGCTAAGATTGGGGCCTCAGGTGTTGCTGAGGCTAACCAGCACGTCTGTCGTGAGGTTCAAGATCAGGGGCTTCTCGAACGGCTGGACCGCAATTTTCGAGCTGCCAGAGGCAAACGTTGGGCTAATCCAGGTGACAGCCGTGACGCCAGGCACCGACCGAGCCGCGGAGATCAAGGCTGCGATATCCACACTCTGGCCGACGCCGGTGTTGTTGATGACCGCGGCAACCACAGACTGGACACGATTGATGACGTCTTGCTGGTTCTGCGTGTTGGCTGCGATTTCGATGCTCAGAGACACCTGCAGGCGCCGGACGTTCGGGCCACTGATGTTCACCAGGGCACCTGCGGCCACGATGCCGGGGTAAGTAGAGGAGTCCGCCTCAACACCGTAGGCGACCCGGTTGGCCTCAGCGATGAGGCCAGTCGAATACCGATATCCGTCGATCCCCTGAACCAGAGCCGTGGAGAAGTTGAGCTTGTCCAGGGGGGAGATGACGGTGCCTGCAATGGTGCCGATGCCGGTGTAGCCCTGGGCGCTGGTGAACTTGATATCGTAGTACAGGCCATTGGCCGCTGAGGGGCTGACGCTTTGGACTTTCTTGATGAGCGACGACGGAGCACCCTCGAAGTCCTGGAACAGAGAGAAGGACGTACCAAGGGTCACAGGGCCCGTAAAGTTCGCCGCGGTTCTGCCCGCGGCATTCAGGGTCACCTGCTTCACGTTGCCTGTGTTGATGCTAGAAACGGTCCAGGCTCCCTGGTTAGCGGTGCCGATGAGACTGCTGCCGATGACCATCGTATCGCCAGGCAGGACAGAGCCGTTAGCGATGAACAATAGGTTCGCAGTAGCTCGCTGCTCAACGAGGTTCGGGTTCTCGAACCAGAAGACGTTGTTAACGCCATCGATACGGACGATACGGAAGGTCCCGAGGTTGGATGCACTAGCAGTACCGCCGCTAATTGTCACGTAGTCGCCCTCTTGGACGCCGGTGATGCTTGGGGCTCCACCAATGCCATCCCAGGCGAAGGCTACGAAGTTGCCCCACTTCTCGATCTGCCAGGTGAAGCCATTCACTGGCGCAGCACCGCTGTTGGCGTAGTTCCAGAAGTTCGTGGAGGACGTGCCATCGAGAGTCAGGGTGGCCGCCACACCAGCAACGGTCAGGTTGTTGATGACTGTCGTGGCGGTGAAGACTGGCTTGGCCACAGGAGCGCTATTCTTCAGGCGGCACCACATGCGACCGCGGATCCCAATCGCATCCTGGCTGCGGACCTGTACGAGAGCGTATGTTCCGGCAATCGAAGAGCCGCTGCCAACCACGGAGGCGCCCACGCTGTTGGCGAGACCGCCCTGGACCTGGACAGACCCAGAGCTGCCGGCCGTCCTGGTGGCAACCTGAAAATCGTCTCCGGCACCGGCTGTTCCGATGCTGGCTACAGTTCCGAGCCCGGTAACGCCTGGCGTGTTCAACCAGTCCACGATGTTCTGAGCCTTCACGGGGACCAGACGGACGTCCTCGTTCAGCCAGTCGCTGTTCGTGGCCAGAGTGGCGGTTACAGCTTCTTTGAAGGTGAACTGGTAGTTGTGCGATGTGTCTACGGGGTTTACTTGTGACTGCACCCAGTTGATGCCGTCTGACAGCTGGTACGTTTTGCTCGGCAGCTGAAACTCGTCCCAGCTGGCTTCTGCGATGACGCCGCTGGTGTCGGCGCCGGTACCGACAGCCACAGCCGTCAGAGGATCCGTCGGATTGGCCGTCGCCTGCAGGGCGTTGACTGCCGTGGCGATAGAGGTGATGGCGTTGGCGCTGCCACTGGTCTTCACCGGGAAGAAGGACAGGTACGTGGCTTGGTTCAGAGGATACCAAGTCAGGGTCGTGGATGGAGCGATGCCACCGATGCCAACGGCCACCCAGAATTGATTACCGAACGAGGTGATACGAACGGGCTGCTCGTAGGGTGCCGGCAATCCACCGGTAGGCAGAATCGATGCGATGTCGTTGGTGTTGACGGTCGAACCTTGAAGCGTAGCCGCGGCGGTATCGAAGCTGATGGTTCCGGGGCTGGCATCCGGACCTGCATTAGCTCCACTGTCGGCGTAGCTGACGGTTGTCGCCGTAGAACCAGTGAGGGTGTACGTGCCTGACGGGAAGTTGACGTCCGTGGAAGCCAAGAAAATCTTGTTGCCTGCCACCAGGCCGTTGTTGGCCACTGAGCCCGGGAGGGTCACGGTGAGGGTGGTGGTTCCGGCCGACCGAGTAGCTGAGGACACGGTGAAGCCGAGGACGTAGGTCAAGGTCTGAATGCTACCTGGGCCGTTCTGGGCAATGACGCCGATCTGCGTAGACGGATGGACAGTGACCCCAGTCCTGGCTGCGTCCGAGGGGAGCGCGACATAGACTTGAACGTTGCCATCGATGGCGTCGTTGGTCGTAACTGCCACAGGCTGGTTGGCGATCGACGGGTAGATGTACCGGACGTTCGCGTTGTTGCCACTGGGCCCTTGCCGGAACCACCGCCACAAGACGGTCTTGTTGGTGTCTCCCGATTCGTTGTGCGACTTGGTTCTAGCCTTCATCCAGACCGCGAAGTCCACGAAGTTGAAACTCAGTCCGAAAGCCACGCCGAGGCTGAGCCCTGTATTGTCGGTGTCCGTGAAGAGGTTTGTAGATCCGTAGGTGCTGGTAGTAGGCGACACCTTTCTACGCATCAGGACATCGTACTTTTTCTGCTGCGTATCCTGGTCGATGAGTACGGCAAAATCGTCGTCCGGGCCAATCGCGTAGGGCGAAGCCATGTAGACCCGCTCATTGACCAGGAACTCCTGGAGGGCAGCTTGCTCCGTGGTGAAGGTCGTGCCACTGATGAGGGAGATCGGCGAGTGGAACCCGGCATTGGACCAACGGTCGTCTGGAAGCCCACTGTCTGGATCCGGGAGAGGTCGCAGGAACCGCACCTGGTGGCCACTGTCCGCTCCGGCCGTAGAACCGGTGGTGAACTGGGTCGTCGATGCTACAGACGACAGACTGGTGATTTGGAACTCTGGGGTTCCCCATTCCCAACTGCCACTGCCCCCACCGGCCTCTTGGCTACCGAGGTGTGAGTTTCGGTTCTGAACGTAGGACGTAGTGGTGAAGCCAATCGGAACAGCCGCGGCAGTTTGAGCAACCAGGGCGACGTCGCCGTCGGTGTCGAAGTCGTTGGTGTTAACCCGCACACTGGTCGTCTTGTAGACGTAGGCGTTGACGCCTCGTAGGCCGGCGGCGTTGAAGGCTGACGCCAAGCTGGAGGCAGTGTAGGGGTTCCCACCAGTACCAAAGCTCACGGGCTGGACGCGTCCGAGGGTTCTGGCGATGGTGATTCCACCCTGGGTGAGGCTCACTCCCCCCACAGTCCAGGCTGGGTCTTCTGGCCGCTCAATGTCGATGAACGTGGAACCTGCATCTACGTTTACGACGCGCCAGGATCCTAAGTTAGCAGCCGCGATGGCCGTATCCCAGAAGATGGCCCAGTCACCAATGAGGGTGTTGCTGAAGGGTGTGCCGCTACTGGCGGTGATTCTTACCCTATCTCCCCAGGTGGTCTCGGGGGTCGCGATGTAGTTGGACCAGGTGAAGGTCTGGCCGGCGACAATACCTGTCGAGATGATGGAGGCTCGGCCATCCACGACAAACCAGAGGGTAGCACCTGCAGCCAGAGTCAGTGGCGCCGTAATCGGAGCCGACTGGAGGAAGCCGCGAGTGTTGACAGTTCCGCAAGCCAGTGTGTCGTTGGCAGACAGGACGTTCGTCAGGCCGATCTGTCCGGTGTTGCGATTCAGCGTGTAGTCGGACGGAGCGCCTTTGACGCTGGTGACGGAGAACATCCCGTTGGCCACCAAGGTGCCGCTGAGGATGGAGATGGCGGCCCTACCATTGGGCCCAAGGTTGGACGTCAGGACGATGGAGCTGCCGCTGATTGAAGCTGTTACGCCGGCCAATCTGGCATTGAAAACTGTTACCCACGACGCTAAACTGTTAGAACTGGCGACTGTCGTGTAGCCGGTGTTATTATTGATGAAATCTGCGTTCGTAAAAGTATAGGTGTACGAGGGGTTCGAACCCGTGGGAGCGCTACCGTCGAAGGCAAGCGTGCTGTCTACCTGGAGGACCAAGGTAGCCGGGTTCGTCATCGAGGCAGCCCACAGACCTTGGGGGGCAGATGTGATGGCCGCGGTGCTGCCGTCCTTGTTCAAGAGCAGGTCATTGCGGTACAGCCGCATTGTAGTGACTTGGCCGGCACTGAATCCGAACGCCGCATTGGCATCAGTCCCGACGGCCGGCGGCAGCACCTGGACAGCCTCGTTGGTGTCGGTTCGAGCGAAGATCGTAACGAGGTTGCCGAGGGGGCTGCTGGTCAGGCGTGCACTGAACTGAATGGCGGCATCGCTGTTGATGCTCGCCACAACCTCGTAGGCAGTGGCAGCGCCAGGGGTTTTGAAGTCCGTGGTCTGGAAGGTGTGCTGATACAGAACTCCGCCGACCTGAACGGCCAGGATGGCGCCACCGAAGAGCGAGAATGGCTCTGCGACAGTCGACGTCACGATGGCTTTGGCTACAGGTTCGTTGGCTACCTGGAAGTACTGCTCCCCACCGTTGGCCGCTTGGGTCAGGGTCTCAATGGCGACGCCACTGGTCTGCTCTTGGTAGCCGGTGCCATCGTCGATGTACAGGGTGGTTGGAGCGCCTTGCGGAGCCACAACGACCGCAGACAGGACCGTCTTGTTTTCGTCTGGTGAGGTGATACCGAGGATGCCGGTCGTAATGGCCAGGGGCGTACCCAAGCTCCGGCTCGCACGGGTGTTGCGGATCAACTCCCGATAGGTGTCGTCGTCAGCCGTGGGAAGTGCATTGCTGATGGCTGCCGGGTTGAGAACCGTGGCAGTCGAGAAGGGCTTCGTGGCCCAACTGTTGATTGCCTGGTAGGCGACGTTCCCGGTGGTTCCCTGGACCTGACAAACGACTGGAACGCCGGTGATGAGGTTCTCTCCATCAGGGACAGTCACGGCGTACAGGGTGGCGAACGTAACGGCCGTCAGGACGCTTCCTTGTGCGGTCTGGCAGATGCTACCGGCAGCGACGACCCGATTGCCACCCTGGGCAACGATGACTGGCTCGTTGACGTTGTGGAAAAGCTGGGTGCCACCACTGAGGGTCAGGTACCAGAAGGTCCCCGACTGCGTCTTGGAGCTGTAGCCGAGAGGGCCTTCGTAGTTGACGGTACCGCGGCCGATGTAGACGTTGCCTGAGGCGGGGAACTGGGAGGCGTCGGATACGTACAGCTTCGTGGTGCCAATGATTGGTGCCGCCTGGCCAGCATAGATTTTCGAGCTGATTTTCTGAAAACTACTATCCCCGACGTTGACGAAGCCCGAAGAGAAGGTAGCCCCAGGCCGCGGTACGTCATCGTCGTTGCCAAGCTTGTCCAGGGACGGCCCGGTCGCTCGATCAAGCCCCAAAGAGTTCAGCGTCCCGAAAAGGTCCTGAGTGGACCGGAAGTCAGAGATGGCGCTGGCCTCGACAATGCTCAGAACTGGAGATCCGACCTTCAGAGCCGGGATGCCAGTCCGCGCCTCGAAGGCATTCAGCTGGTCTTCGATGATCTGCGGGATCGACCTAGGGATTGGGATGAGGGCCATCAGGGAACTCCGGCCGGCGGTTCAGACGGCCGCTTCGGTCAGAAGATTGTCGCCGGCTCAGTTGGTATTGGTGTTGACGGTGAAGCTCAACGGGATCCGCTGATTCCAACCGGTGATACCGATCTCCGTTGTAATGGTCGTCACTGGCGGGGCTACGACCACCGAAGCAGAGCTGATGTCCGTGAAGGTCGGATCGAATCTAAAGCCGGTCCGAAGGTTCTGTAGAATCTGGGCTGCCGTCATGTCGGCAACAGACTGCCCTGGCTGCGTGGCCAGGCCATACTCGGGGTGGAACAACGACGACCCCTGGATGGTCGACAGGAAGACCCGAAGTCTCTGGATGATGTTCGTCAGACCAACAGCGTACCGGCTGTCGCCATCTGGCGTCATGAAGATGTCGTTGTCGTTCGTCAGTAGCAAATCCACCCCACCAACCTGGAGGAGCGGGTCGTAGGGGTTGATGTTCGGATTGCCTGGTGGCTGCCAGTCTGGCTGAGCCGGCTGCCCTTGGGAGGGCAGGTACAAGAGCTGTGTACTGTTGACGGTCTGCGGCAGGAACGAGAAAAGCGTTGCTCCCGCGGCGGTCGTGAACTGGTCGAGGTTCGGCGTACCGTCAAGGGTGAGAACGGAGACGGCGTCACTGAGCTTCCGGATAGCAACGACGTGTCTGACCTGTCTCGTGACGGTCTGGCTCTGCAGCCAAACCGACTGGTTGACGTTCAGATTCAAAGAGTCGCTGACCTGGATGTCAGAGCCGTGACCGTTCGTCAGCAGGGCCTCATTGAAGCCAACCTCGTCAACATACGGGGCTCGAAGGTTGTTCAGGGCTGCGATCTCAATCCACCGACTGGCATCCCCAAGGTACCGCGCCGCGACCATCTCCAGGGTGGAGCCAGTAGGGAAGGGGATAGCATACTTGCTGGAGGGAACGGTAAAGCTGATGCCAGATTGATTAGCCAGGGCAGCAACGTACTCCAGGGCTGTGATGCGGTTCGTGTCGTCGATCGCCGTGCTTGCGGCCAGGCGGCCAACCTCGATGACTGCCTGATTAAGGGCGAACATCAACTCCCAGTCGTCATCTGTGGGCGTCCTGGTGGTTGCCACGGGAGGCAGAAGCCCGTAGTTCGACGCGTACTTCGCTGAACCGGCGCCCACGAAGTTCGAATAGTCCACGATGAACTGCAGGAGCGTCTCGCGGATGGTCTCAAAGTCCAGACGGGTCATCTGGCGGATGTTCTGCTTGTACGTGATGATTTTCCGGTTGACGGTCGGCTGGATACTGAGCGAGCCCAGGGAGAAACTGCTGAACAGGTCGGCGTTGCTATCCGGATCCTCGAAAATTAACGTGATTGGGTCCGTCTCTCCAAAGCCCAGGTGGAATTGCCCTTGCAGTTGCTGTATCAGTTGCTGCTGGGTGACAGCCAATGGTCCATTCTGGGTCGAGCCTACGCCACTGACAGCAGACAGGGCCCTCAGCTCGTCTCGAATGGCTTGAACCTCAGCGCTCAGTCTCGTGTTGTTCTGCAGCGGTTGGCCATTGAAGTTTCTGTTGCTGCCACTGGCTACGGCCAGGATGATGGGGATCTTCAGGTCCTGGAGGATGTTTACAGGTAGATCCAGAGCCGTAAATCCAAGGCCAAGGGCATCCTTACAGTAGGCGACGACCTCGCGGAGGGGCTGGAAGACCTTAGCGTCAACGTTGCTACTGAAGCCGACCAGGACTGACTTCAGGTTCTGAAGAGCAAGTCGAGCCGTTTGCAAATGCGCGAGGGCGCGTCCAAGCTGATTCGGATCCTTGATAGCCGGTAGGATGGTCGGAGGAATGCTCAGGCCATCGTCGAGTTCGTCGCCGCTGATTCGCCGCCACGCCTTGAAGGCCAGAGAGTACCTGTACTCCATGGGGGACTCGGCGCTCCGGCGCAACTCGAACATCTGAGGCGTCACCAGGTAGACGTCGTTATCCTTCCAGATGGCCAGGGCCAATCGATAATCGCGTCCATCCGGAGTTTTCTTGAGGTTGACGTACGCCTCCAGGAACTGCTTCAGCAACTGGAACTGGTAATAGCCAGTCGCGTGGCTAAACTCTCCCGTGACGTCTGAATCGGTGATGATGTTGTCAGGGACTCCGAAGACACCAGAGTTGACGGCAAACTGAGAGGCTGTGGAGATTATATTCGTGGCCTGTTTGGCCGTAGGATTGAGGGTGGCAGAGACACCCTGAACAATGCCAGCAAAGATGGCCCCGGCGACAGCTTGCGGAATCGCGCCACCGCTGAACGGAGAGCCGCGGATCGGCAGGTGTCCTGTAGTCCCCTGGACGGTAATCATCCTGATTGGAGCAGCGTTGTGCTCTTCCACGATGCCACCGAGCGTAACCGTCGTGCTGATGGCGAAGGGGGTAGAAATGGTGAGTGCCTCAGGAGGGATTGGCAACGTGAAGACGCCAGACATGTCCCGGGCATATCCAGCCACACTGCCGGGTACGCGCTTCAGGAAAATGAGCTGATACGGAAAAGACTTGTCCCATCGGGTCTCATCGATGACCGCCTGGGACCACATCGTGTCCTGGGTCGGTGCAGTCAAGGCTCCCGAGGTCGACGGAATCTGAGGGATACCGTTGGCCCGAGCCAGCTCCGTCACCGCGAAGCGGTTCGTCAGCTGTTGGATGGTCGCCATAGTGGAAAGATTACGTCGATGCTACGAGGAGGCCACCAACGAACGTCAGGGTCCCAGTTCCGCCTGCACTCTTGTTGTAACCGATGACCAGTGGAGATCCAGCAGTGCCTAACCCAACCTGGTCGAAGTTCATGGTCGAGATGAAGGCGGCGAACGTAGCCCGGAAGGCGTCTACGGCCTGCTGCTGCTGTGAGCTGTTCAGGAATCCCCACTGGAATGGGGTGAACAGCGGAGCGATGACCTGGGTCGGGCCCGGGATGTTGACACCGCCGGCCAATGCCTCGGCTAGAGTTCCTGTGACGACATCCTTCATCGGCGTCAGGATGCCAGTGTTCTGGTTGGTAGTGACCTGGAGTGCGCTCGGCATAGTTAGCTCGTAAAATTCTGGGTAGACAGGACGTTAGCTACGGCTGTCTCAAAGGCCTGGATTGTCACCTGCATGGTCGTCACGATGGCCGCGGCTAAGGTGATGTTGGTACCTGCAGCCAGGAAGCCAGGAGCTGCGATTGCCCCGCCGATAATCGGGATGGCGTTTGGAACGCTGGCTGCAGACAGGGCTGCCCCTGCGGCTGCAAGGAGGCCGCTCAAGGTAGTCAGGGCTGTCATCAGCGCTGTGTGTAGACTCTGCTGGGCTAACCGGAAGGTGGTTCCCTTGATGATGGCGTCCAGGGCCGTGTTGCCACCAAGCTGGGTGCCCGCGGAGCTAACAATTGTCGAGTACGAGCCAGAGTTGATTGTGATGTTCGAGGCCGTCGCGTCGATCTTCACGCTCTGGTTGCCCTGCGTCCAGGTGACGCTCCCATCTTGGGACAGCTTTACATTGGTCCCCTGGGCTGATTGGGAAGCGGATGACCGAAGAGAACCGTCGGCATTGGTCGCACCGTTAAAGGTCAGCGTGAACTCGCCGTTGTCATTGATGGCTGCTTGGATGCCGTTGAAGCTCCAGGCTAGGTTGTGACCATCCGATTTCTCGTCGCTGTTGTCGTTGGTATCACGGAGGCCACCGAGGATAACGGCGTTTGGCTGGTCGCCGTTGATGCACAGCAACAGGACCTTGCTGCCGTCACCGAGGCCGCTTGAGGTGGTGGACTGCCCGGAATCAGCCCGAAGCGTGAAGGTGCTTCGGTCTGCTACGCCACCAAAGGCGTTGACGACCCAGCAGTTCGGGTACGTCGTAACCGTTCCTGTGTGGTAGGCATCCTTGTGCTGCACCTCGACCCTGTACTCTGTCCAAGTCTTGCTGATGGACCTCTGGTCAGAGGGGTAAATGATTTCCTTGACCTCGCCAGGCCGCAGCTGGACATTGGTACTCACACCCGGGTTGCCACTTCTGCCGACAGGTGTCGTGCCGAAGTAGTGGGGAACGATAGTGCCGTCACGAAGCTGCGGCATTAGGAAGCTCCCGGCGTATTGAAGAAGCTGTTGGGTCCAGACGCATCATTCAGGGATGTACGGATCGGCGCTCGTTCTCCGCTCTTCAGCTCCGAGGTAACCGCGGGAGCACCGTCAGCAATAGATGTGCCACCAGTTCCGGTCACGTTACGGACGCTGAAATACATCTGGACATCACTATTGGTGGTCGTCACGGCGTCTGTTTCAAACCCGGCAGACAGTGACTTCTGAGCTGAAGTATCGGCAAGGATACCGTGGCTCACGGCCAGGATTGTCGAGAAGCGCTTCTTGCCGAGAGCGCCGATTTCACAGGTGTGGCTCACGTTCTCGATGTGATAAACGACGCCGTTGTATTCCAGGTTATCGCCAACAGCAATAGGCGCCTGGATACCTACCGTAGTGAAAGTCCCATTCAAGGTCATCTCTTGACCCATCAAAAAGTCGGAGATGATTTGGAGCCAAGTCGAAATACCGTAGCCAGTGGTGTCCTGCTGGCTGCAGGCCACGCTCAGCTGATACGGATGGAGGCCATTCCGTTTCGCATCAGCATCGTCGCGGATCGGCGGGTTCCGTACGACCTGCTCTGTCGGGCTGTTGTTGGCTTGCATCATGATGTCCTGTCCTGTCACCATGATAAAGTTGTGGCGAAGGGCAGAGCTGCGGCCACGCTCGATGCCGCGAATCAGAATCGGATGGAGATGCCACCGGGGTAGTTCCAGGAATGGGGTCACAGCTACATTGGATGGGGCGTTTTGGGCACCGATTGGAGTCGTGAACGGGAGCTGTCGCACCACAAGGGTGGGGACGACGTCTCCGATCGCATTGGCACGAAGACTGGCGTACATCTCGTTCACTGCTGGGTTCAGAAACTGGCTGAGAATCGTCCAGACGGAGTTGTCGGTGAAGCTGACAGCCTGGGGCAAGAAGGTTCCAAGCAGAGGATGGCCGGTCGTAGACCTGCTCCCCGGAATGCCCTCTGAGTCTACGTTGTCTGGAGTGAAGACAATTTGTGGGCCGAGAACGTCGCCAGCGCTACCTTGGTCCATGCTGTAGCGTTGGACCCCAATGACTGTATCCAAGATGTCTGCAAACGAGAAGACGCCTGAGGCACGCGTTGGCTTGGATTGTCCGAGCAGTGTAGCTACGTCTGCCGGGATGACGTACGCGTACGGGGCTTCCGTACTGGACGAGCCATCGCTTGTAGACACACCACCAGCAGCTATGTTGAGCCCGCCTGGGGCTGCGAACTGCTTGCTGACACCGGCTCCAAGGAGGATCTCCACCAACTCGGGCAGAATCAAGTTCGAGTCGATGCCGCCACCATTGGCATCGATGAGTTTGTTCAAGCTTGTACCCAGGGCTCCCAAGTACTCGCCGATCGACGGGAAGTTCTGCGCCAAGTACTGGTTGTAGAAAATCTGGGAATTCAACTCCTTGAAGGCGCTGCAGTTCAAGGCGTATCTAAGGGTCTTCAGCCCACCGTCTTCGGTGACACCGATGGTCTCTCGGACGGAGTTGACACGCCCGACGAACTTCAAGCCATCCAGGAAGTGGTTGCAGGCCTCACGGCTGTTGATCCTCGTAACAATGTTCTTTGCGTCTGCAGACGAGTTGACAATCCAGGCGAACACCCAATCATCTGGGAGGATCTCCGCCAAATAGTCCCGGTTCGGCATCAACGTGGCCGACATCTGTGGTGAAAACGACTCCTTACTACCATCGACGCGCATCTGGACAACGTCACCGTCGATGACCATCACGTCCAGGATGTCTGCCAGGTTGGAGTTGCTGATGGCCTTCGCAGTGGCCATTAGGTCTCTGCTGAAGGTGACCGACAGCTTCCAACGAACGACAGCGATGACCCAGGCCGGGTCGAGATCTAGATGGTCGGCCAGCTGTTCACTCCGGACCGTACTCAGGTCATAGGGGAGCGTCCCCGTCGCCGAGGTGCTGACGAAATCTCGGATGACCGAGTAGCGAGCCATTACTTTATCAGACGATGGGAACTAGCCGGTTGGGTTGTAGATGCCGATTCATTGGTTTTGTCCATGGCCGGATGGTCTGGGGCCTGGCCGCCCAAAGCCTTGTTCAGTTTGTCTACAGTTCCAGTCAGAGCCATGAGCGATTTACCCAGGGCGTCGGCACTGGCGGCCGAGCTACCGAAGGCCTCAATGTTCTTGCCCTGATTGCCGAGAGTCTTGGCGAGATCTGTCAACCCGGGGCCAAGCGCCTTCAGGGAGTCTGTGATTTGCTGTTCGATTGCGCCCTGGCCTTCAGCCATGGCCTTCTCTGCACCGCCAAGTCCACCACCAAGCCCCTTGCGGCCCATCAGCTTCCGAGTCTCGATACCGGACAATCCAGCTTCGATGGCCATCATGCCGATGCCAGCCTCTTCGCCGCCGGCACCATGGCCTCCAGCGAATACTCCCAATCCTTCGATGGCTCGGCGCTTCTCCTGACCCGTAAGGCTGGCTAGATAGTCTGGCAGAGACTTTCCGGAAGCCTTCGCTTTGCGGATCTCCTCCGACATCATGTCGCCCTGGCCCTGATCGACAAACCTGTCAAGCAAAGAGGTCCCTACAGCACCAAGCTGCCTACGGGCCATATCGGAAGTGACACCCATGTACTCGGCGCTAATGGTTCCTTTGCCGCGGGCCAAGTCTGTCAGCTGCTTGACGTTCATCCCAGACGCCAGGTAGTCCTGGGAATAGATACCACCGCCGGCATTAATGCCGATAGCCGACATGATGTTGCGACCCTGTTGGAACTGGTCGACCTGTCCTTGAGCGAATCGATTAAGGCCACCTACCCCGGCTTGGAACCGGGCGACCTGGTTCATGTCCCGGATGTCACCGAACTCTCTGAAGGCCCCCTGGAAGGCCGAGGAGAGACCGGTACCTGAAGTGACGCCCGTGACGTCGAACCCGCTACCGAGGATCCCCTGACCAAGCTGAAGGCCAGCAGCAGCATTCAGACCAGGTCCGCCCATCGCTGTCCAGGCATTGCCCCCAGATCTCGCCGCACCGGCAAGTACCTCGCCCAGGCCGCCATAGCCAGCCGCCGAAGCGGCCATGATATTCCAGGCGTTCTTGCCGGCAAAGCCCTTGCCACCAAGGCCAATCAGGCTCCCGGCGGCACCCATGAACTGACCGATATCGTAACCTCCAGCCCTCAGCTTGGCCGCCAGGTCGCCATATGGATCCATGGACTTTGAACCAGAGATGCCGCTACCTCCGACCATACCGAGGCGCTGGGCTGAAATTCTGGCACCCAAAGAACCAGAGAAGTCCTGAAGAGCCATTGAGGTCAACGGGTCGGCTTCAGCGTACTGACGACCGACATTAGCTAGGTTCCTCATCATCGAGGTCTGCTGAGCTACGGTTGTGAATGCGCCGAGGGTACCCCCGGCTTGGCCACCGCCGGCAGTGCCACCTGTGACGGCTCCAATAGTATTTTTTATTCCACCGAAAATACCCTGAAAGGCCTGCTCAACCTGGGCTCCGGTCCCGCTGGTTTGAGCAAGAATTGCCGCTCGGCCTTCGGCATCCGCCGCAGCCTTGCGTAGACCGAACATCAACGATAGGTCACCACTACGGAGTCTCTCCATCTCGCCGCGGACGGTCCTGCCGCGATCAGACATCAAAGACGAACCACGACTCTCGGCCATGACTTCGTTGGTGATGGTCGCCGCACCTGCTACCGCCAGACCCCCGGCTCGGAGACCAAGTCTCATGCCTGGAGACAGCTGTCGAGCCTGGGTCAGGGGTGCGCCAAAGGGCCCACCGCTACCCTCCACCCAGTTCCCGGTATCGTCGTAGTAGCCAGCCCCTGCCCTAGTGGGGGTCAGCGTGTTCTGGATCGCCTTGTGCTGTTGCTCCAGGTTTACCAAGTTACTGGCTGCAGCCTGACGAGCAGAGACAGCGCCCCCCAATTGCTGCCCCATCGCCTGGTATGAGCCAGTCTGGGAGCCGATACCGATGGTCCTCTGAGCGTCTTGAAGGTCGGAGTACTTTGAGGTGAGACTGTCGATCTGTGAGTCGAGATCCTTGATGGCCCGCCGTTGCTCTTGGGCGGCTCTCGTGACGACGTCCGACATCACTCGCATTGCCTCTCGACTGACACCCGAGAGGTTCTTCATCGCATTAGCGGATTCAGTGAAGCTCGCCGCCAGGGCGTTGCCTGCGTTCCCGCCACCTGAGGTCACCATATTTTGTGGTGACTTCATCGCGGATACTAACTGCTGCTCGTTGGAGATCCGACCAGTCCCAACGAGGGTTGGTGCCGCCCCGCCAGAACCCGCGGTCAGGCCGCGGCTGGCCTGGACGAAGGACTGAAGGTCTCGGGTGACGTCGGCAATAGCCGTACGCATTCGCTGGAGAGCTTGCTCATCCAGCTTGAAGATGATGCGAATCTCCTTAGCCGACCCTTCACCCGCCATGACTCTTCCTTAGATATTCGATTGCTTTGGAGAGTATTTCTATGCTGTCCTGGGCGCACCCGAGTAACTTGTTGCACCCAGCACACAGTAGACCGCGAACGACCCTAGTCTGATGGTCATGGTCTACATTCAGCTGTGAAGACGAGTTCTTTCCGCCCGCCTCTACTGGATTGCCACAGATTGCACAGCAGCCACCTTGTTCGGCGTACAATCGTTCATACTCGAACTTTGTGATGCCGTACGCTTTCTCTAGTTTTTGCCAACGAACGGCATCCTTATTTTCATGGTAGTACTGGTTCGCCCGAGCCAGAAGCTCCTCGCGGTGATCCCGATAGTATTGCTGCTGGTAGGCGGGCATGGGATTGCTCTAAAGATTGCCGTCAGCTGCTTCTGGGGGCGATCGGCACCTGACCGAACTCCTCCAGCTTCCTTTCAAGCTCCTCCGGCGTCACGAACTTCATGTCGATCTCAGGCGGGAGGTCCTTAGGGAGCGTACTTGGAAGCGTAGTCTCAGGGATGAGGCCAGGAGGCGCGACCTGGATGTTAGCCATGGGCACCGCCGGGTTTCCAGGCCTAGATGCAGCTCTCTTGGCCTCTTCTTCCAGGAAGTGGTGGAACTCCTCGTTCGAGGCCGTCTGGGCATCCTCGGCACGGAGGCGGTCGGCTCGTTGGACCGCCGTCTCCAGAATCAGTTTCTTGATCTCGGCGATATCTTCCGGATCTGCAGTCTCGAACTGGTATTCAAAGTAGTGCTGGAGAACGTTCAGGAGCGGGATGTCGTGTTCGACAACGTGTAGGGGCGTTGAAAAGGTCTGGCTGTACCAGCGCTGCATTCGGCTGATCCGGTAGCCGGCCGTCTCACATAGGACGTCCCTGAATGCCAGGACCTGAATGGCATCAACGAAGCTCACGGTGGTCACGCACGGGCCGACTGAGTACCGGCAGAGCCTGACCGAGAACGGCATCCAGATGAAGGGGGAGTAACTCGATGCGGATTCGCGGCATGTTGGCTGCCTTGCCTACGAATGTCACCTTGGTTACCCCAATCAGCCTTTTGCCATCGAGCTTCACGTAGTTGTTGTCAGGCGAGATCGGCGACCTACTGAGCCGAATCTCGATGGTGTGCCCTCTCGATTTCTTCTTGGCCATGTTACGCCTTCGCCATCACATTGACCGCGGCGATTTCCTTCTTGGCCGCTTCAGCAGCATCGGCCAGTTCCTTCCGGAAGTCGTTCTCGACCTTCTCGACCTGGGCGTAGACCGTCTTGACCACGTTATCGTCGAAGAGGTTCATGCCGCCGTTGTTGTCCCTCCACCATGACGGAGATCCGCCCTCACCAGGCACGATTCGCATCTGACATTCAGCGAACAGCGTGGCCTGGCTAAAGGCCCGCGGAGTGGCATCCGATGGCCGGGGCCCGAGAATCTCGCGACGGATCCGATCCACTTCCATCTGTTCTCCATGAGAGAGGAGTGGCTTGACCTTGAAGGTACCGGCGAACTCGGTTCCGGAGGTATCTCCGGTGACCTTGACGATGACTGAGCGGGGCGTGACATCCATGGCGTTACCTGTAGGGGATGGCGTGAGGATCCCCGGATGGGATCGACTCGGGCCAACGAGACCCCTTGAAGATTAAGTCCGGTCCTGCTATGGTACTTAAGCCTGGGTGGCGGTAGGGTCGCGGACCTTACGCTGCTGGTTTGAGTCCAGCCCCGGGCATGGAGGTAGTACATGCCGTCACTGCACGTTCAAGACTTCTTGCGGTTCCACCAGAAGACCAACCCGCTCGTGGATCCGGTAGAGGCTCTCGGCAAGCTCTACGCTATCAAGGCCAAGGCGCACGGGAAGTACCCGAATCTGGTACAGCTGAAGTACGACCAGATCGACAGCCCAATGGGCAACCCCATCGTCCAAGAGTGTCGAGGCCTAATCCTCGACCGGGACAAGAATTGGGCAATCATCGCCCACCCCTTCCATAAGTTCTTCAACAGCGAGGAGGGGCACGCCGCGAAAATCGACTGGTCAACCGCCAGGGTCCAAGAGAAGGTCGACGGCTCCCTCATCATCATGTACCACCATGACGGTAAGTGGCACGTGGCGACCAGCGGGACCCCGGATGCGTCAGGCGCCATCAACGGCCTGCCGATGACCTTCGAAAAGCTGTTCTGGGAGACGGTCTTCATGGAGGGTAGTAAGTCCCACTACTGGGCACACGAAGACCCAAATTCTATCTCCCCCGACATCACCTTCATGTGGGAGCTGACTTCCCCATACAACCGGATCGTCGTCCAGCACCCCAAACCCAAGCTCACACTCATCGGCATGCGGAATCGAGTAACTGGTGAAGAATACGATGTAGCTACCAGCGCACCTCCAGGCGCTCCCATCGTCAAGCACTTCGACCTGACCAGCCTGGAGGCAATCGGCAATAGCTTCTCCACCATCTCGGCCCTGAACCAGGAGGGCTACGTGGTGGTCGACGCGAGCTTCAACCGTGTGAAGATCAAACATCCTCAGTACGTCGCCCTGCACCACCTGAAGGGCGAGGGCTCAACGCCGAGCACCAAGGGCGCCCTGGCAGTAGTCCGGCAGGGTGAGATGGAAGAGTTGCTCAGCTACTGGCCGGAATGGGCTCCGATCTTCACCGAGGTCCGTGAGCGCTATGAGAATCTGGTGACCGAGCTGGAGACGGCCTATCAGGACGTCGTCAAGAAGGTGCCGCCTGTACCGCCCGGGGTCGTTCAGACTGACAAGCGAGCCCAGGGGTTGTTCCGGAAGGAATTCGCCACGCTGGCGACCAAGACCCGGGTGCCCGCGGTCATGTTCTCCCTGCTTGACGGCAAGGCCAAGTCCGTGCGAGAGTTCCTGGTGGGCATGCAGATCGACCACCTGGCTTCCGTGCTGAAGCTCGACGAAATCAAGATCGACCCACAGGTCATTTTCGGGAAGGTGACGCCATGAGACTGCTGGTTGCGCTGCTCCTCCTCAGCGCCTGCCGGCCGGTCGTTCCGGACAACGAGGTGCCCATCCATGTACGACTCGGCGGTGCCGAGTGCATGGACCGCATGTGCCACGTCCGAGCGGACAATTTGACGTCCGAGGAGTGCCTCGAATTCCAGCAGTTCGTCCCGGCGTACGTTGCCGCCCTGGCTGCCCGAACAGATCTGCCGACAGAACGGATCTGCGGGATGTTGGCGGGCCACGACTTGATTGTGGTCGATGCCGACGATCACGGCGCCTTCAAGCTTCAGAACAAGTGGGTCAACGGGGCCACCGATTGCGGAAGCCACCTGACCTTCCTCGGCTTGCCGCCTGGAGCCCCGTACAGTGCCGCCGCCCATGAGCTGACCCATGTCGTCGACTGTCGGTTGCGACATGTGACGACCTCTACTCAGCACGTGGGCTGGACAACCAACGGATACTGTGCTGCAATCCACGACGTCAGTACCTTACCTGACGACTGCAAATAGGAGACCGCGTGCCCGCTAAGAAGCCCTGCATTAAGTGCAACACCCCGAACTGGCCGATGCACATGAAGGCCGGCGTCTGCAGGGATTGCCAGAAGGCTGACGGCAAAACCCTCGCTCAGGCTCTGTACGCCATTCAGGTGCGGACGGAGATGCTCTGTCAGCAGGAACGCAACGAGTACGGCGGCAAGGTTCTCTCCGAGAAAACTATCGAACGCATCCAGACCATCCCGGCCTGCAAGTCTGTCGAGGAGGCAGAGAAGCTCTCGCAAGAGGCGGTGCGCTGGAGCCAGGTCCACTTCCTGTCCGAGTGGGCCAAGGGGCGGATCCGCGGCAAGGTGACAGCTGAACGTCTGGAGAAGGAGGCCAAGGAGGCCGACAACCTCGCCACCTTCCTGGCCAAGAAGGGGCTGGCCGATCAGGCTCAACAGCAACGCGAGCGAGCCGCTACACTCCGCAGTGAACTGCAGTCCATGAGAAAGAAGGCCTGAGATGGCGACCTGGAAGATTTCCACGAACAAGGACGGCTACATCGTCAACCACAAGAACAGCAGCGGCCACATCGAGTTCCTTGGTTCCAGGCCGCCGGAGACACCCCTTCAGGACCTGCTCGAATGGGTGGCTTCTGAAATGGACCAAGAGGACCTGGTAACTGTCAATGGCCAGCCGGTCCTGCAGAAGTTCAGCGCCGTCGTCGAGTAGGCGGTGAAGCTCGACGACCACCTCATGTACGGCCTCGTTGCCCTGAATGGCGCCGATGCCGGACTGACAGCCGCGGGTGCGGCTCTGGTGAACTCCGGCATCGAAGGCAATCCGGCAATGCGCTTGGGGCTGACTCTGAACCCCGTTCTGTTCTTGGCGTTGAAGCTCGGGGTACTAGCCTTTGCGGCCTCCTATCACCACAGGAATCCGGACCGCCGCCGAGCCTACGTCCTAGCGGGCCTGGTGGCGGTCTACAGCGTCGTAGTGGTCAGGAATCTGCTGATCTTCATGGGGATCTGGAGGTGATAGAGATCTGGGCAGACGGCAGTAGCAGCGGCAAGTCCAACCTCCCTGGTGGCTGGGCTTTCGTCATCATGCAAGACGACAGGGTCTTGTCCGCCAATTACGGCGGCGAACCATCGACAACCAACAACGCCATGGAACTCGAAGGCGCCCGCCAAGGCCTTCTGGCCTGGTCACGAATGGTAGATCGGTACCCCGACGAGAAGCAGGTCACCCTTATTTCGGACAGCCAGACCACGTTGGGACTTGCTACCGGGCAGTACACGCCCTCGAAGAACGTAGAGCGGGCCACGGAGCTGCGGTGGCTGTACCACCGATACTGCACAGGCATCCGCTGGGTCCGCGGCCACGTTGGCATCCTGGCGAACGAAAGGTGTGACCGCCTGGCCAAGAAGGGACGCAAGGAACAGCAAGCGCTATTATCGAAACGTGACGACACCAACGGAAGAGACCCAAGTGACGGTCCAGAAAATCAGACTGCACCCTGACCCGGCGACTATCGGTTCGCCGCAGGAGCGGGCCATCATGGAGGTCCTTCTGGAACTCTGTGACGAGAACCTTGACGTCGAAACGACGGCAGATGAGGTGCGAGAGCTGACGGGTGTCTACTGGGAGGCTTTCAAAGCTCAGCCTTTCCTCGGACTCCGGGAGCTACTTGAAGCCGACACCGGTATGGCGGCATTCTTCGACATGTTCAAGGAGCAGGTTCTGCCGATCAGGCGTGTTGACGAGCGCCACCAGAAGACCCTCTCGGTGTATAGGCAGTTCATCGAGGTGGCCAAGACGTACCCCCAGACTCCTCACGTCCAGGCGCTCCTGAATCGAGCCCACAACGTCATCCTCTTCAACCTCAACTACAAGCTAATGGTGCAGCGTCCGAAGGCAGCCAAGACATGGATCCAGTGAAGTGCAAACTCGTTCGTCTCTGGACCAAAGGGAAGCTCCATGACCGAGACGTGTACCGGGGCACGTTGCTCCCGCCAATGGCCCTATCGGTGGGGATTTCTCAACTACCCACCGTGAACCAGTGCTTCTACATGGCTCGATCTGGAGACGATGTCCTTCGCACTTCGACAGTCACTGACGTCCAGGTGCGTTCGGAAGAAAGCGGAATGGTTTACGTGTTTAGGACGCAGAACAGTAAGTACAAGCTGGAGGTGGGTAATGGGTTGCGCTAGTCCGGTGTTCATCACCAGAGAAGACGCCATCGGGCTCCTGATTGACAAGGGCCTGGCTTTCAATAATGACAAGCTGGAGCAGCTTCTGGAGAATGCCTTCGGTGACGAGCTGACGACCATGCGCGTCGTGAGTAGCTACAGCGATGAGGATCGTGATTACAACTACCCGAACCGAAAATGGAGGTTCCACGATGAATGAGGACTCGTTGGGCGACCGCATGAAGAGCTACGAGGACGTCTTCCGACAGGTCCTCCCGAACCAGCTTCCCGTCATTCTTCGGGTTGATGGTCGGGCCTTCCACAGCTACACCCGCGGTTGCGAGAAGCCGTTCGACCGGAGCTTGATGGAAGCCATGGATCAGGTGGCCCTTGATCTTTGCTCAGAGATCAACAACGCTGTCATGGCGTACGTGCAGTCCGACGAGATCAGTGTTCTGGTCGTCCAGAAGTCCAAGGACAGCCAGCCCTGGTTCGGCGGCAACCTGCAAAAGATGTGCAGCGTGGCCGCCTCCAAGGCTGCGGTCCGGATGACCATGGAGTCGCCGAACGTCTTTCCTGTGAGTGAGGCCGATTTCAGCAGCGGGACCGCGGACGTTTTCCGTGAGGCCTGCTTCGATGCCCGGGCGTTCGTTCTGCCTCCGCATGAGGTTCAGAACTATTTCGTGTGGAGGCAGCAGGACTGGGTGAGGAATTCCATTTCCATGCTCACCAGGGCGCACTACAGCCACAAGGAAATGGACGGCAAGTCCCAGTCGGACATGCACGAGATGCTGTACCAGAAGAATGTCAATTGGGCAGACCTGAGCCCTGACTTGAAGAACGGGCGGGTGGTAGTGAAGCGTGAAGTCCCCATCCAAATTCCTGCGGGCCCGAAGAGAGGTGAGATCGTCACGCGCTCGAAATGGGGCGTTGAGTTTGCACCGATCTTCACAGCCAATCGGAACTTCATCGAGCAGCTGATGTGGCGAGATGCCTAGTACCTATGACGTCAAGAACGTCAGGCTCTTCTTCAACGGTCAAGAGATCAAGGGCTTTAAGGACATAAGCTATAGTTACCAAAAGGGAAAGAACCGATGAACACCAAGAAGCTTATCAACCGATTCGCCATCGTCCTGGATGCTAGCGGTAGCATGCTTGGCATCGCCCGGCCCACGGTGGACGCCTTCAACGCCACCTGTGCCGCCATTCGTGATGGCAGCAAGAGCGAGGGGCAGACCTCCACTGTGACATATCTGACGTTCAGCGAGCGCCACTCAGACGTCAACGTCAAGTTCCAGGACTCCAACGTGGATCTGCTGACTACTGTCGGCTACAGCGATTACTACCCGGCCGGCTCCGGGACGGCCCTCTGGGATGCTGTCGGCAAGACCATCGAAACGCTGGAGGCCTTGCCCTTTAGTGACAGCAAGGACGTTGCCAACGTCGTGTTCATCATCACCGATGGCGACGAGAATGCGAGCCGCCAGTACACAGCTGCCACCCTGAAGGAGCTGATCCATAGCGTTGAAGCGACGAACCACTGGACTCTGGCGTTCTTGCTCCCCCGTGGGGCCAGTGCTGCCTTTTGTCGGAAATTCGGGATCTCCGAGGGCAACGTCCGGGAGTGGGACCAGACGGTCCGCGGCGTTCAGGAGGCCCAGAAGTCGATGAGCCTTGGTGTAGCCTCGTTCCTCCGCGGGCGGACCAAGGGTGTCACGTCGACCCGCGGCTTCTTCGTGACGGACCTGAGTAAGGTCTCGGCCACTCAACTCAAGAAGACCCTCGACGACATCCGCGACAACGTCACGACCATGGCCGTGGACAAGAAAATGACCATCAAGGACTTCGTGGAGAAGAAGACCCGGGGGGACCTACGTCAAGGGCAATGGCTTCTATCAGCTGACCAAGGACGAGACGATTCAGCCCTACAAGCAGATTCTCCTGATGGAGAAGGGCAAGAGCGCAGTCTACGGTGGATCCGACGCCCGGCAGATTCTGGGGCTGCCAGATAACTTGAGCGTCAAGGTGCGGCCGGGCAATCACGCAAACTTCGACATCTTCGTTCAGTCAACGTCCGTGAACCGTAAGCTGGTCCGCGGCACCAAGCTCCTCTATCTGCGTTGACACTGGCGCAGAAGGGCGCTACAGTACCTACATGAAGCTCTGGCTCGACGATGAGCGTGAAGCGCCCGTGAGGTTCACGTGCTTCAGTACGACCTGTGACTGGACTGTCGCCAGGAATGCCCAAGACGCCATTACCTTCCTGAAGACTGGGCTAGTGACGGAGATCAGTTTCGACCATGACCTTGGTCCTCGGGAGCACTACGGTGATGGTTACGACGTTGCCAAGTGGATCGAGGAGGCCGCCTTTGAGGGCCGCATCCCGAGGATAATCTGGCGAGTCCACAGTGGGAATGCTGTTGGTCGTTCACAGATCTACATGGCCATGAAAAACGCCAATGACTTTTGGACCAGAAATGAGGCGGCACGTGACTGACTTCGAATTCCCCAAGAGCAACCTGGACTGGCTCCAGAAGCGGACCATCTACCTGACCCGCCACGGATCGCACGCCTACGGGACGAACACACCGGCCTCCGACGTGGACATCCGCGGCGTGGCCGTTGCTCCTCGGGAGTACTACCTCGGGTACAGCAAGCGCTTCGAGCAAGCCGAGTTCAAGCAGCCGGTGGACATGGTCGTCTACGAACTGCAGAAGTTCTTCCGTTTAGCCGCGGACTGCAACCCGAACTGCCTGGAGGTCATCTACACGCACCAGCGGGACCACCTGCTGAACACCGTGTACGGGAACATGCTGCTGGAGAAACGTGACCTGTTCCTCAGCAAGAAGGCTCGCCACACCTTCAGTGGCTATGCCATGTCCCAGCTAAAGCGTTTGCGCGCCCACAGCCGGTGGTTGCGTGATCCACCGAAGGGCGAACCAAACCGCAAGGACTTTGACTTGCCGCCGGCCACGTTGATCCCCAAGAGCCAGCTGGAGGCTGTTCTGGCTGACGTCAGGAAGGTCACTGAGGCCTGGGACATTGCCATTCCAGGGGCCGACGAGGCATCGATCATCGACCTGAAGAAGAAGTACGCTGTGGCTCTGGCTGAGCAAAAAATCACGGCCGACAACCAGTGGGAGGCGGCCTCTCGCAAGCTCGGGGTGGACGAGAACTTCATCTACCTGATGGGCCAGGAACGGAAGTTTCAGACGGCCGTCGTGGAGTGGCGGAAGTTCCAGACCTGGAAGGCAGAGCGCAATGAGGCCCGGGCTGCCCTGGAGGCCAAGCACGGGTACGACACCAAGCACGGCATGCACCTGGTGCGGCTGCTCCGGATGGGGCGCGAGGTCCTGGCCGGCGAGGGCGTAAAGGTCTTCCGGCCGGATCGAGAGGAGCTGCTGGAGATTCGGAATGGGGCCTGGAGCTTCGACTACCTTATGGAGTGGGCCGAGAAGGCTGACAAGGACTTGGATGCAGCCTACGCCGCCTCCAGGCTGCCGCGTACGCCTGACCAGGAGAAGCTTGACCAGCTGTGCCAGCACGTCATTGAGCTGGCGGTGGGGCTATAATCGAGCCAGGAGGTAGCTCGATGCTCCAAGAAGCTGCAGGCATTGCAATCGCCCTTGTTGTCTTCGTTTTGGCGGTGATGGCCGTCAAGTCGGCTCAGTACTTGTCTGGTACTGGCGGGGGGCTGATCCCCAGCGTCGAACTGATGGTCGTCCTCCGGAATGGCAAGCTGAAGCCCATCGATGGCAGGGTCCTCCGAGACAGCCGCGGCGGCTACTACGACATGGAGACCCGCAAGCAGGTTTACCCACAGGAGCTTCGATGAAATTCAACGGCACAGAGAAGAATCTTTTGGAGAAAATCCGGAAGGACAAAAACTCCCAATGGGAGGGACTAGACAACACGATCGTCCTGCGGCGTGACGATGGCTCCTTGATTCTGGCCACGATGAAGGTACTCAAGGAGTTCAAGCGATGAAGATCGGCGTCGTAGTGGCCCGATTTCAGGTCGACGAGTTGTCCAAGGGGCACAAGTACCTGCTCGGAGTTGTGCGGTCCCATTCGGACGTGGTATGCGTCGTCCTCGGATACGACGAGAACCGTGGGAGCAAGAAGAACCCCCTCGACCTCTTGACCAGGAAGAACATGGTCGAAGCCTACTGGCGCGAGGAAGATGGCCCAGAACGCCTGATCATCCTCCCAAAACATAACCGGCCAGACGACGCTGTCTGGTCCCAGGAGCTGGACAAGATGCTCTCGGAGACCTTCCCGGGCCATAGCATTACGCTGTACGGTGGCCGCGACAGTTTCCTTGCCAGGTATTCGGGTGGACTACCGACCTTCGAAGTGGCTGGTGACCCGCTCGTCCAATCTGGAACGGAGATTCGCAAGGCCATCTCCAAGCAGCCTGGGACGACCAAGGAGTTCCGCCGCGGCGTTATCTACGGCTGCTCGGATCAGTGGCCGCGGGTTTTCCCGTGCGTGGACATCGCCCTCTTTCGGCCGTGTGCGGTTGGCAAGCTGATTCTCGGTCGTAGGAAGGGTGAGACCTTGAATCGGTTCTTCGGTGGCTTTGTAGGCCAGGGCGAAGATCTAGAAACAGCTGCCCTTCGGGAGCTGAAGGAAGAGGCGGGGGTGGCCGGACACCTATTGAAATACCTCCACAGCTTTCCCGTGAACGACTACCGGTACCGGACCCCAGACGACGGTCAGGTGCTGACGTCTTTCTTCGTGTGCGAGGCAGCCCCTGGTGTAGTCCCGACTGCAGGTGATG